TTTATTCAAATAATGTTTTACAGCACTAATTTTATAATCTTCGCTATGATGTTTTGGCATTTTATTATAATATTAGATATAATAAAAAACGTTCATTTTAAATCTTCATCGGTGTAAAATTGATTTAAAATTATTTACATTAATGTAAGTATATATGACTAATTATATAATCATAGACGGCAGTTACTTTGTATTCTATAGATATCATGCTTTATTGTCATGGTGGCGTCTTAGTCATAAAGATGACCCAATGAATAATCCTATAGAAAATGAAGAATTTGTAGAGAAGTTTAAAAAGAAATTTGTAGAAAAGATTAAAGAATTACCAAAATTATTATCCAAAGAAAACGCAACCTTGATAGTTGGAAAAGACTGTCCACGGAGTGATATTTGGAGAAATAAACATTTGAATAGTTATAAAGGAAATAGGGCGAAAAATACATTAATAAAACCATTCTTTAAAATGGCATATAATGAGTTATTTGAAAAAGCTGGTGTAGAAAAGGTATTATATCATAAATATTTGGAGGCAGACGATTGTATAGCAATTGCGACTCGCCATTATTTAAAAGAGAAAGAAAATACAATTACAATTATAACAAGTGATACAGATTATATGCAGTTAATAACAGACAGAGTGGAGATATACAATGCGAAAATAAAACCAATAAGAACAGAAAAGAATTCAACAATGAATGCGGATATGGATTTGTTTGTTAAGATTATAATAGGAGATAAAAGTGATAATATAGCACCAGTATTTCCACAAAAAAGAGGAAAAGCAAAAGCAAAAAAATACTACAATGAACGAGAATTCTTTAAAGAAGAATTGAAAATATATAATGTTGAAGAGAACTATAATAGAAATCGTTTGTTGATCGATTTTAATATGATTCCAAAACAATATCAAAATGAAATATTATCTAATTTATAAATATATAAATAAAAATGAAAAAATGTACAAAGAAAATCACATCGCTTTAAGAGATTGTGCTTTTTTTATGGGTGCAAAAGGTTCAACAACAGGATGGCATTGTGATATAGATGGGATTATTTTTATTATCATGTGCCACCTGAATTGCTAAGAAGATATTGGTATATGTTGAAGGGGTTTACCATAGCAGATAAATATCAAAATTTAGAATACGATTAAATGGATTTAATGATAGCATTAGCGATAATTCTACTACCTTCTTTGGAAGGTTCTATTTTTTTAACAAAATATCTTTCATTATTCATTAATGAATTAATATCGATTATTTTAATATTTTTTTTATTAGCAAAATCATTTAATTTTTTATTCCATAGCTTAATAAGTTTGTGAAATACTTTAATTTTCGGGGGTGAATAAATATTTATCAAAACAATTCTATTATTGTATTTGCTTTTAATGTTAGAAATAGTATTAGCATATTTATCGAATATTTTATCTAAATGTGTGGTATTTTCTTTTCTACGAAATTGATAATGGTTTAAAATATTATTACCACCAATTGAAATAAATATGACATCACTAATATTAATCTTTTTTTTGTCAAGAAAATACAATTGTGTTTTAATATCTTCTATGGTTGCGTTATCCTTAGCCAAATTAATAATGTTGTAATGTTGTTGTTTTATAGACGATTCTATATTGTAGTATTCCTGAACATAATTAGTATTTTCCAATATACTGTCACCAATTAGAACAATACTATTTTTTTTATTATCAAAATTTTCTTTGTACTTATTTAAAAATGTATGTAAAAATAAATAAACAAAGAATAAAACAATATATATGAAAATATAGTTATTCATATATATTACCAAGAAAATGATTACTTTTTCATAACATTAAATAAAATATACAATAAAAGAAGTCCAAAACCAGCGTTATATAAATTGACAAACGGTTTATTTTTAAGGTTAAGTTTTGTAGAAGGAACAGTATGTTCTTTATTTAAAAAATTATTCATTGCTTGAAATCCTTCTTGATCTTTTACAGCGACATAATGACTTTCTGTTTTCATTCCGCCACCCTTAAATGGTCCTGTTCTTCGTGTTATTTCTGTACAAGGAGGTGTAGATCCTTCAACCATACCTGCCATTATACCCATAGGATTTAAAGCACCAAGATTTTCAATCATTCCAGGAACTAAACCTTTAAATGGACTTTTTCCGGAAATGAAAGGTAAATTACCTTTTGTAGTATTATCTAACCATAAATAACGTTCAGCTTTGTCTCCAGTTGCTTTCCATTTACCATTTACTTTCTTAGAAGGTTGGCATTTTGTACCGGTTTTTACGAAAAATTTGTTACCTAAAGGACCACCTTTTCGCGCCTTTCCTCCACCTTCAATTAATAATTGTGAATAACTAATCATTCCTGCTATATCATTACCTAACGCGTCAAAATTTCCAGCACCACTCATACCCATTTCATCAGTGCTTTTAATAAAATCTTGATATTTATAATCTGGACCCGTAAAACTGGAACCTAAACCTTTACCACCACTATCATCTTTTTTCAATTTTTTCATTATAGGTAATCCCATTTATATATTATTAAACAAGATAATTAATTTAATAATAAAATATATTATTTTATTATGGAAAAATATACTGAAATGAATAATGATACATATATGTGTAGAATATGTTTGGATGAACAAGACACATTAGATGATTTAATTTCACCTTGTCGTTGTTCTGGTTCAAGTAAATATGTTCATGTCGAGTGTTTGCAAAAATGGAGAAATACTTCGAGAGGAGAAACAGGAGAAAATATATGTATGGAATGTCGTACGGAATATATTATACGTAAAACACATGATAGAGAGCATTTAATAAATATGGATACATCAGTATTATTGCAACTAATTTATTATATACCCGGTATTTTAACATTACTCATATATTTAAATGATGATAATGCAGATTTTATAACATTTTTGGATGGGGGTGAAGTGTATCAAACAGAACATTGTGTTACTTATTATGATAGATATAGTAGAAAGAATTATACTTCTTGTTATCCTTTAAATGTGAAAGGTTATTTTCATGATATGGATGGTATAATATTTCCTTTTTATTTTTCAATATTATTATCAATATATAACTTTTTACTAATTACAACATTTTCTTTGTACCAAATTAAAATATTAAAGAATCCAAAGTTATTTTTTAAAAAATATAAATTATACAAGTTATTTTTACATCAGTTGATTTCTTTAAGAATGTTTATATTTTATTATAGTTTGCGATTCACTTACCCTTTTGTTTGTATTATGTTAAGTATTACTTGTATCCCTATTGAATTTTGCAATACACAACGTTCTTATGCAAAATATAACACCGTTATAAACAATATGAATAACGATATTATGGAGGATGATACTATTTTAAATTGGTCTGATAATTACATCCAAGGAGAGGGATATGATATGGTCGAAATAAATGAACACGCGGAATCATCCGATGAAGATAATTAATTATTTTTTCATATTATCTGGCAAATCCTTCTTTTTCTCAGCAAGTATTTGTTTTAATTGTTGTTCATTGTGATGAATTTCCGCTTTATAACCTATAACTTGTTTCTTTAATTCTTCTAATTCTGCTTTCATAATTCTATTATTGGAATTTATACTATCTAATTCGCCTTGTTGTGTTATTGCTATATTTCTTGCTTGTTTACTACAACCTTTAGCACCTTCAACAACAACACCTCTGTTAGAAAATATATATAACATTCCAAATGCTACTGCTAACGCACCAAGAACTTTAATCGCACTGTCGGTAAGCATATATTAAATATTAATATTTTATTTATTTTCCAATAATCCATTTACCCCCTGTCTATTTAAAGCTATTTTTTCTTCTTGTTTTAGTGCCATTTCTCTAACTTTTTTAATTGATTTATTAATTTCTTTTCTTAATTTTTTAGCTTCGCTAATTTTTAAACCATTTTGTTTTTGTGTTCTTCTAAAACAAGTTTCCATTGAATTCATTTTCACATCACATTCAAAATTTTCTTTGTAAAATAATAAATTATTTATGATCAAATATAAAAATATAACCAAAACAATATTTACAATATTAAACATATATAATAATTATGGATAATTAATTTTCTTGATAAATAATATATGTATTGGTCAAGAAAATGGAAAGTTCATAATTGTAAACCATGTAATTATATAGGAATTGCAAAAAATGCTAAATCTGTATGTGTAAATAGTGGAAGTTGTACTACAAGAAAACACGGTAGAGAAGGTAATTTTCATACGGTTATTCTACCAGATGATAGAGTATATGAAAATGTTTATTGTCCAAAAGAAAGAACAAATAAATATCTTATTAAATCAGGATTACAACCAAACAATAATGAGCCATTATATAGTTACGGTTATAACGATTATTTGAAGAATAAAAGAAAAATGACATATGAAATGAAATTACCCACATCAAAAGGAACAGGTAATATATATGGACATGGTGGTGGCAAGTGTATCAATGATATAAACAAAGGATGTGACATAAGAAAAACGACTGCTAAGTTTAGTAATAAAAAATTTTATAAACAGGGTGCCGTTGACAGTAGTTCAAGAATAGATAGATTACGATATAACACTATTGTAGGTTCTGTTAAATGTAATGGAACTAACAAATGTGGTGGAATATATCCTAACGCATCAGGAAGAAGAAAAGATCAAAATAAAATAGCTTTATCAGAAGCTAAAAATTGCCCTCAACACTCAGCAAGAAGAAAAGCTCTTGGAAATTACAATTCAATTTATCAATAATTAATAAATTAGTATAATAATTAATGTTAGTAATATACATCAAATGCCTATTACATTAAATATATTTAATAGACAAAGATATCCAACTACAAATTTTAGTTTAGTAACAAAACAAGAAATTTTAGATGGCAAAAATATTGTCAGGAAATCGGATTGTAATACTCCATTTAGAATGCCATTAAATCAAAATAGAAAATCATTACCATGTCCCAAACCCGGAGAGGTATGTGGTGAAAATACAAAAATATTAAAAGATAATCATTCGCAACAATGTTGTTATAATCCTTATATAACTACGGCACAAAACCCTGGTGGTAGAATTTCTAATAAATTTGTATTTTCACATAACCATTTATTACATAAAAAAAATAAATTATATAAGCAAAATTTACCATCTAATTTTCAATCATCAAAACCTATTGATGGAACGACAGATAAATATATGGTAAGCTTTCCTGATAATAATAATAATAAAACAATGTATCAGGGATGCGCTATCTATAAAAAACATAATAGAAATCATTCATCTAATGGTGCTGTATCTCATAGATCCAGAATAAACAGATTAAAATACAATGCTGTAACGGCAAGAATTGTATCGAATTATGGTGCGAAATGTAACAATATAAATAAAAATTGTTATGATTCAAATAAACCAAGATTTAAGGTGGATATAGCAAAACCTCCTCCTTGTAAGCCTTTTACAAGTCGTGAAAATAAGAAACTTACTTGTAGACCCGATTATCAAGGTAGTGTCGATAGCGATCCACCATCATTAACATATATATTTCCGAAATATGAACCACTTACTGTTCCTCCACCTTCTTTTGGATTACAATCGAACTGGTATCAAAATAATTTATATAATTTTGACATTAATTTCAAATGGAGACCATTAGAGTTTAATACAAATCCAAATGCTAAAAATCGATATGCTAATTTTGGTCCAATACCTACTACGAACACAACTACAAATAACGATAAGACAAAATATACTGAATTTGTAACAGATACAAGTATTATATATATTGAAACCACTCCTACTGTTACAACAATTAGAACAGTAGATAAGGCTACTTATAAAGTAACTGTTAAATCTTATTCTAAGGGTAGTATCATTCCCGAAATACAAGGATTTCAAACAAATTCTGTTCAAAGAGGTGGTGTTAATGTCTTGGCATCTCAAGCTTCAACAACCACATTTGTTCCTAATACGTCTTCCACATATAATTCTACTAATACGACTACCACTGATATTTAAAATTTCCTAATTTTTTTGAGATATTTTATCTCATTTTAATATCGGTCGGTGTAATTATCTTCTGGTTTTACGGCGACGTTTTCTACGCTTTTTCTTTGTACGTCTTTTTCTTCTTTTCTTTTTAGTTTTTCTTTTTCTATTACGTCGTTTTCTACGCGTTCTCCTTCCTCCTCCTTCTATTATTTTTTGGGGAAATTGTCTTTTTCTTGTTCTACCTTTTTTTGCTGGAAGAAAAAAATATGGTTGTGGTGTTCTTGGAATTGGTGGACCAGGTATAGCAGTTGCACGTTCTCTTGTCTTCTCCTTTTGTGCTTCTCTTACTTTTCTAAACATCGCATTTCGCGCAGCTTGTTCCGGTGTCAAATTAAATCTATATTGTTTTATTCTTTTTCCTTTTATTATTAAATCCTGTTGTTTCTTCTTTTCTTTAATTATTTTTTCACTTTTCGCTGTTAATTCAGGATTTCCTTTCATTAAATTCATCATCGTATTTTTCCTTCTTTTCATTTCACGGGTTATTTTGTTTTGTTTTTTTTGCTGTAGAGTTGTTTCCATATATATACAAGGTACATATAATTTTAAATTGAATCAAAAAGTTATAAAATATTAAAGTAACTTGAAAGAAAAATATAATCATGAAATCTTTTAAATCATACATATCTAAATCAAACAGATTTAAATATCTACAAAGAAAAAGTGATGAATATGGATTTGATACCACTGAATTACAGGGAAATACTATTCATCAACTTATAAACGCGATGACGAGAAAAGAAGTATGTGTATCGAATCTGGATATCGATATGCGTAAAGCTTTTTGGGCAGGTGGAACTCGTATGAAACATTTCATAGAATATATGGATTGGGGTGTTTTTGAAAAAGATAAGGGAATTTGGACACCATATGAATACGATATCGATGAATTCATCGAGAATTATTTGAATTCGCCTAAAAAAACGTACTACACATTTGTGTCTATGGACAATTACAATGAGAAAGATTCAGTCCATGAAGGTGTGTTGATTATTCATAAAAGAAAAGCATATTACATGAACTCGCACGGTAAGTGGATGCCAAACGACCAAAATGGAAAAGAGTACAGAGAAGCTATTGACGTTATCTTCTTAAAGAAACTTTTTAGTTATATAAACAAAAACCTTCCAGCAGATAAACAGATATCATTTACTAAAAAGAGCTTGTATTTAGGAGCGTGTTTGCAGGAAGCGGATAACTACGGATTTTGTTACATATTTCCATTCACAATGTGGCTAATGATGAATACTGACTATGAAATGGCAACAGATTTACTGGAACATAATGGAATAAACGCATATGTATACTGGTGTTTTAAGGACTTTAATCCAGTAATGAGAAAAGAAGTCGATAATTGCATAAGTAAAAAGCGTTTTAGAAGATACAATGTGAATGATGAAAGAGTCCAAGAATCATTAGTGAAAAATGTGAATTTTATGAAGAAAGTATTAAATACGACGGTAAGTTACTTAACACAGAAAAAATTATTAGAAAAATATAATATAAGTAAATAATATGACAGAAAATATAAATACAACAATAAGTGCTACAACCACTTTTTTTGATTTAGACGGAAATATAGTTCCGACAGGAAATTATTATTTTAATATTAAAAATATAAATGGAAATGAATATACAGGTGATTTAATACAAAAAGGGAAATATGGAGAATTTAAATTTAAAGCACGAGATCTTGTAAAAATGATGTCAGTAGGACAAGCGAGATTGGCGAGAAGAGCGAGTGTAGATGAAGAAGGAATACCAAAATGTGATTCGCCTTGTGTAAAAGAAAATAGAGTGTTTGCAAGTTTTTTAAGTGGGAAAGTAACAAAAAATACAATAGTAAGAACATACGATGAGGAATCACTATTGAATATAAAAAAAGAGAATCCGTTATGTAGTATATGTTTAACGGATATAACATTGAATAAAAAAGAATTGGGTTGTAAGCATAACTTTCATAAACAATGTATAGATAAATGGTTGGAAAAAAAATCGAATTGTCCTATATGTAGGAAAGAGGTTATAGAAGATGAACCGGTAGTAAATTTTAGAAGCGATTCGACAAGGAGAAGGGTAAGTGATGATTTGTTTGCTTATGCGACTTTTGAAGAGAGAACTCAATATTACAGAAATAGATTAAATCGTGCAAGAGAAAGATTCAGACGATTAGAACAAACAAGATACCGCAATACATATTGGTCATAATTATCGTCTTTTTTTAGTTCTACATTTTTTTAACAGTTTTCTTAGTCGTCGAATTTCATGACAGTTACAGTGAGGACAACTTTTTGGACATCCACATTTCATAACGAGGACACCGCAACATTTTTTTGGACATCTAAGCTGTTTTCTTTTACGACTTTTTTTACGAGTGCTTTTACGACGTGTTTTTGGCATATATTATAATTATAGATAATAAATATTAAAAATAATATAATTATAATAATAAATGGTGAAAAAGATAGAATATAAAACAAAAGAAGAAAGACGTAGTGATGTAAGAAATATAATAAAAGAATTGAGTAAATTTGAATTAACTATTAGATATGAACCTATAAAAAAGTTATACGAACATTTCAAAGATTTTATAGATAATGGTAATCATATAAAAGTGAATATACCTTTTCCTATGATTACTAGAAGGATAAAGGGAGAATTGATGCCCAATAAAAATGGTGATTCAAATATATGTTTGACACATGAAAAATTTAATTAACTACATTATTACTAACGTCAGTTTCGTTATTACTAATATCTTGTATAACAATTTCTATGTTTGGAGGAGAAGGCGGTTTTTCTTCTTCAGAATCAGAAAGGTCTTGTGTCAAAATATCTTTAAATTTGCCGATTCTTTTTGTTAAATCACCAAGGGATAAGTTTTCTTTGTAGATTTGTTTATCTTGTTTTTGTTTTTTTTCTTCTTGTAATTTTCTCGCGATAGTTTCAAGTTCAACTTCACCACGAATACTTTGTCTTCGTTTTTCGTGTGCTTTAATAGCAGCTTCTATTTTATCATTTTCTTCTTTAATGAGTCTTTCCTTTTGTTTTCTGGCTATTTCTTTCATTTCCATAGCTTTTTTAATTCTCTGTTCTTCATCAATTTCGGTTCTAAATACGTTGACTGGTTCTAATTTTAATATAGGGGGGACAGAAAATAATACTTCATTTCCTGATGGGTCTTGTAGAATATTTTTATCAAATGTGCTTAAAATTTCAGGAGGAATTGGGGGTGATTGTTCAATTAATCTATCGATATCGCTCCTACATTGTTTAATATAATCAATACCGGGCATTGATCTTTCATCAGAAGGAAGGGATAATTCAACCGCTATATTTCTACTTAATTTAGAATAAGCTATACTTGCTGCTCTATGTCCTTCAAGTAGCTCAGAAACTCTTAAAAATTGAGCAATTGTAGTTATAAGACCTGCTGCTAAATTTAAGGTTCCAATGATCATGGGGGCCCATCCTTTTATACTTTCAGGGAATCCAGATTGAGCAAAATTAGCTGTCCCTGTGATTGTGCTAATAACGATTACAGGAATACTGAATCGCATATTTTGCTTTTTATAAACCTGGTATGCTCTTTCGTGCATCCATCTGTAACAACCGGCTTGTTCGCTCCACTCTTTTAAAATATCTTCTTGTTGAGCATGCCATTGTCTTTTCATATCTTCAGGCTTTATTTTATCTTCAATAATAGGCATATAATATTAATGAAGATAATTAAATTTTTTGTATGAATGTATTAAGAAAGAAAAATATTGGACGGTTGTGAATATTTATTATAGGGTATATTGTTTTGAATACACCAATTAATACATTTTTGTATATTAATAATTTTATTTTGATTTAATTTATCGTGTTTTTTTTCTCTAAAAGATACAATTTTTGTGGTAGTAATAATATTTTCAATTTGTTGTTGTCCAAAAATAGAATTAATTTCTTCAATATGATTTTTAAAAAATAAATTAACAGGAATATCAATAATTTTAGAAATAGAATATTTATTGTAATCAATAGTATTAAGAACGCTTAAAACACGGAAGAATTTTTCAGATATAAGAGTAGTGTCACTTTTTTTGAAGTCAGTGCATATGATGTATTTTTCTGAGTTAGCATGTCTTGAAGTATTGGGTTTTGATATATAAATATTGTTATAATAACTGGATAAGAGATATAAAATTTGATTTGTAGATAATAAAAAACAATCATATATTTTTAATATGAAAGTTCCACCATATTTTTGCATTGCTATTGCGTACATAACTTGTGTAAATATCAAACGAAACGCCTGGTCTTCTTGGTTATTAAAATCATTAGAAAAATCAAATCCACCATCACCAGTAATTATATTGAATGATTGATGGAATCTTTGAAAACAATTTTTAAAATTATCAGGATGATATAAATCGCCATTACCAGTTACCCCATTTTCAATAATTACATTAGGATTTTTTTTAAGAAAATATTCACTTTTTTTCCATCCGGGTACATTAGTATTTTTTTCTATAAGTGTCATGCCATAATATATATCTGATTTATTGTTTCTAATATAAGAGGTTGCTTCTATAAAACCTCCGGGACCTTCAGCAAGATGATAAGTTTTTATTGGTTCTTTATAATTTAATAAATCGAAAGTATTATAAATTTCAATAATTTTAAAAAAAGCCCTTGAAATAGGCTTATATTTACTAATAGAATAAGATGAATTAGGTATATTAGTATGAATAAATTCAAAAGGATTAGTATATTTTTTAACATTATCCCAATTACCATTATATTCTGATATTTTTTGTTTGGCTTCATTCAAGTATTTTGCCAAAGATTTGCTAATAAATAATTCAATAGGATTGTTTTTCAATGAAAATTTTACTTTAATATTATTGGGATTTACATCTTGTTTTATTTGATTCAATAGATAATATAACATATTTAATTTATTATATTATCATTACTTTAAATAACTATGAAATAATATATTTTATTGATTTGTTTCTCCTAATATAATCTTTCTTTTATATTTTACAACATATTCTCTGTGTGTTGGAATGGATTCATCCAATATAGATTTTTGCAAATCAATTTCTTTTTGTGTAATTGGGTCAGCAACGTGATTTAAACTATTTTCAACAGTTTGAATATTAACATGTTTTTGTTTTTTATAAATATAATAATTATTTAAGAAGCTAACAAATTTCTCACCATCTGTCATTTCGGTGGCTCTACCTATATTTTTTTTATTAAATTTACCTTCTATAATATCATTATTCATTAATTCAAATAGTTGTGAGAATGAACCTATGGGAGTATCTAATCCAAATCGTCCAAGGTCTTCAGGTGGGCATGGAACAAATCCATATAAATCTAATATTTTTGTAAAATAATCAAATAGAACGATATATTCTGTGTGTGTTTTATTAATAGATTCCTGATAAATATCAATTTCTAAACCCAAACTGGACTCGTCGGGTTTTATATGATTGCCATCAAATCTCTTTGTCATTTTCCATATAATTTCACCAGTACTATTTTTTTTCACAATAGTTTCATTAGGATTTTTATCTTTAAGCAAATCAAATATTTTACGACCATCATAACAAGTTCCGATTACGAAACCACCAACTTTACAATTTTCACTTAAGTTTCTTGCGAATTCTAATAATGTATTTTTATCTTTAAAGAAGTAATGAGTAGAGAATTGATTACTAATAACATTAAATCCTTTTTCGGCAATACCATATAAAGCGGCTACACCTTTACCAATTTCTTGCGGGTCTTTATTACCTTCTCCATATAAAGCCTGCATGATAAGTTTATTTCTTTCTTTAACACCAAAGGCTGATCCGTTTTTTATATTTTTACCAGAATCACCAGAAAGAAACATACATTTTGGAATATAATTTTTTTTCTGTTTTTCTTTCAAATATCTTGTACAGGCACCATCCAATTGATTTTCGATATTATCAACAGAATAATCAATACCAACAACAGAATTTAATCTTGCTTGAATCCATTTTGGTAAATCGCCGGCTTTACCAACTGTCATATCTAATAAATTATCATTTTGTTTTGAAATATGAGTTATCAATTTAAATTTAACATATCTATTGTGAAAATCTCTTAATGGTTTGGTGGTAGTAGATTTCTTAGTATTGCTGTAATATACCGTATCGTCGTCGATATAATCGGGTATTTTATTACCACTACGAATCATTTTTTCGGTGATGGGATTATTTATAGATTTCCAAACACTGTTTGCAACAAGATAATCATTTCCAAAATTCCTGTTGCCCTTTTTATAAGCGGCTGTTTTATCATGTCTTACTTTTATAGGAACCCATTGCCAATTTTTGTCTTTAGTGAAATCAAATCGAAATTCAACAATCATGTCGCTTTCGAAAACTTCACTACCGTCTTCTATTTTCATATATTTTTTATTACCTTCTTTAGTTAATAATATATTACAACTATTGATAGGATAATCTGGTGTAGGATTTATGGGATAAAACAATACAGGCTTATAATCTGTCAATTCTCTATAACTTCCAACTTTTTTGATGTTATCTCTAATTAAAGTATCCATAGGATTCAGGAAACCGTGACGTTGTTGCGAATAACCTACTCTTAACTCTAATGTTTTATATTGTTTTATATTTTTACCAGAAACTGCGTCACTACCTTTCTCAAAAATATTACCAATATAATCTTTAGAACCAGTTTTTTTTGTTCTTACTAAGAAATCAACGGTATTATGAATCGGGGGCTTCCATTTGAAAGAATAATCCCATGTTTTTTGTGAGGAATGATTCAATGTTATAGTATCTGAACCAACGCTTTTATCGATGGGTGTGAAAATTAGACCATCCGTTTCATATTCCATTGTGGCTGCTTTATCCAATACAATGCCACATTTTGTGAATATTGATTCTTGTAAATTGTTTTCAAAATGTTTGGCTTTAATAATCATAGGTATGGGTTTTCCATAAACAATATTTGTAGCTTCCTCTTGAATTATTTGGACCAATTTTCTCATTTCTATAAATCTAAATTTATTTTTATCAATATCTGGACTTGTATAATTCATTTTATGACTAATAACGTCCGTGCTCATAAATGGATATTGCCTATAATCCTTTTTTCTGGCAACATATAAATCGAATATTAGAAAGTTATTTATAAAACTTCCCTTTTTATCAAACATCACAAGTTCACCATCAAATACAGTATTAAATACTGTTTCATTCTTTATAACACATCCTGTAAATTTCACATTTAAATTAATATCAAGAAGATACATCTTTCCAATATCATTCACATATAATAAATGTCTTTCTCCATCAGCTTTATCCGTAACAGTATACAAATTATTTATATTTGGGTTATTTTTATTCTCCGTAGGAACAACATGTTTCATTTCAAGACTTATTGTCGAAGGACCAATAAAATTTTTTCTATTTTTCCTTTTGTAATTTGATGGCTCTTTTAATAATTGTTCCAATGATATAACAGATCTTCTCTTACCCGACTTAGCATCGGTTATAACCTTATTTATATATGTTAATTTTATATATTCCTTCAAAACCATAGTCTGTTCATCATACTTTATAGGATAATTAGTGAATTGTAATCCTGATAAAATTATTTTACTATATTTTTTTACGACACTCATTACATATTTTTTAAACGCTTGTTTTGGACTACTTTCATAAGCAAATTTTGCACCCACCATTTCACTCAATGCTTCTTCATTAAATTCCAACTCTATTTCATAATTTTCTGGATTATTAAACACATTTGAATCTTGAATATTATTTTCTTCAATATATATGCTTCTGTTACCTCTCCTTCTTTGTCTGGATGTTTTCACAATAGAACAATGAACTTCGAAAGGCATGTTGGGTATTTTAAATCTATATCGTTTTAAATATCTATAAATTTTCTTTGAAGATGGCCATTCTCTTAATACGCTTAGAACAGCTTTATTATCCGGTTGTAATTTTTTTTCAAGTTTAAAATTAACTCTAAAATTACTATCTATAAAATCAACTGGTTTAACATAAACATTTTTTGTTTTGCCAGGTTGTTTTGGGTCAGCAATTCTTTCTTGGATTGGTAATCTTTTTTGTATTAATTCTATGTGATCAGGCAAATTAACCGTATCGAAATAATCGGTTTTACAATATTTTTGTATATTATTTAATTCATTAATTTCAACGCGAATAAACGACTGGTTAAAATATCCGCTCTTTCCTCTTGTCATTGGATTTATTCTTAACATATAATCACCTTCTGTATTTAACAATAAAAATCCCATTGATTTTAATTTATTCATTACATTGTTAAATTGATTTTTTGTAATAGAATTCTCACCCAATCCATATCTTAATTCTAATTCTTTTTCTTCATCTACAGAAGGGTTATGTACATAATATTCATCCAATAAATTTTGTATTTTTTCTTGTGGTGTTATTTCTTGATCACTCATTATATATAAAATACTATATTATTTTAAATATATTCAATTTTATAATATATTTTCTTGAATTAATGCGTATAACTTATTTTTCGTGAATTTTTTTTGTCCGACATATTGATACTTTATTTTTAATTTATCACAAATTTCTTCTAATTCAGTTTTTTTATAATTTGTTATTGTTTTCAAGGGTTTATTCGGGTTGTCTATGTTTATTAATTTTTTAAAATCATTTTTTTCAGGTTTATTATCACTTACCCATAAATAATATTTATCATTTTCTTTCTTTATATAACAATAGTTATCTAAATCGGTATTTATTAATTTCTCATAATAAAATTTATCATCGCTATAATAAAAATTTGTTTCATTTATTATCAATAGTGCTAAAAAAGTATTTATATTTATTTTTGGTTCATTGCATAAATTATCTTCAACGTTTCTATATTTTATCTTATGGTTTTTTAATATTTGTTTTTTATCACGTATTTTATAAACAAGCTCCATTTTTATTTTACTTTCTTCTTGATAAGCATTACTTCCCAAAAAATGATAGGATTGTTCCCCATTATTAAGTATATGATAATACCAAATTAAAGGATCACAATTAATACTTGTGGTAAAAAAATCTTTTTCTTTCTTTTTTTTTATTATAGTTTTCTTTTCTTTCTTTTCTGGTATTTTCTTTTTATTTGAATAATATTTTTGTTTTAAAATATTATTTATATTATTATTATTCAACGAAAATGTGCGGATTTCTTTTATATTCAACATTGGTTATTAGATAATACAACATTTTCTTTATTATCTTTTTTTTTATTATTAAAAAAGGCTTTATTTAAATCTGTTTTCTGTTTTTCCACAGCACCTAAGGTTTGCTCTTGTACATTAATATATTTAATAAAATCATTCAATTTGGTAAAAATAACATCGTTAAAATTATTCATATTTATAAAGCAACCATTTCTATTGCTACTAACATGTATATTATTATTTTTGAGAATTTCTAAAATTTTTGGATGATGGATCGAATCCATTTCTTCTATAACTTTTTTTAATTCTTTCAATTTATTTATATGCTCGAGGTTCTCCATTTATAAAAAATTACATAATGTATTTATATTGAAATTTATTTATCTAATTTATCACTTGACACATTGCAACTTCCGGAAATGCTCAATATTTTATTACCAGATTTATCTCTTTTTGTTTTACATAGTTCGCCCAATATCGATATAGATTCATCATTTAATTGGTATCTTATACCTATCACTTTAATTATTATATCTTCTCCTTCTTTTGTTATTTCAGTATAACTTTTATCCTTAATATGATGTTCTCTTGCTATAAAAACAACAATTGGCGATTCAAATGACTTAGCTCCATCTCCTTCCTTATCTGTACAATGTTTTTTATTATAAATAGCCCTAATACCAGCTTTAGTTATATTACATACAGTACATCTTATTCTCATTCCTTCTACCGGTTTACATAATTCACATTTAAAACTTACATCAAAATCAATATTTGGACCACTCGCCACACCAGCAGAATAGCTTAATATATTTACAGATCCTTTTTTAATATATCCTTCGCTGGCACAACGCCCTTCTAAATTTCTTGAAATCAGTTGTTTAAGTATATCTTCAATATTTTTACCTATTAACGTAAAAGGAACAACAACTTTTCTTGTTAGAATATTTTCCATATAAATTCCATACTGTTTTTTTCTCGATGCATTGGCAGACATTATATATTAGATATATAATGTTTTTAAATAATAATTCAATTTTATTTTACAGATTCCTTTTGATATACATTTTTTATTTTTGGTAATTCTGGTATTCCATATAATATTGATTCCAAACAATCGAAAAACCATTTCTTTCCATCTTTATTCGTATCATCAAAATACCTTAAAATATACTCGATAATAAAGCATATATGTGATGGTTTTATATTTATATATTTTGTTTCCCATTTATCAGTATCATCTTTGAATTGACCTTTCTCTTTCAATTCCTTTACTTTTTTCTTCATATCATCTTTATCTTGAGAATCTTCAATAAACATATTCAATAAACTATCCATTTTACCTATCAACATTTTTTTATTACCCACATTATTATCACAACGCGCTCCTTTATTCGCTCTTTTTGTTGTCATTATTTTATATCTAAAAACAATTTCATCTTTCCTGGTTTCATCTATATAACTTGAATATCCAATTAATACTTTTGCTATTTCGTTAATACCTATATATTTTTGTTTCTCTGTAAGATATTTTTTTAAATAATACATGTGTAATGATTCATCTATTTCTTCATATTTACCATCATCACTCATTTTTACTACAGATATGTGTCCTCTTGTATTCTCTTCTTCTTTATTGAAATCACTTATTATACAATATCTATCATTCATAAACATATATGGTTCAAAATATTCACCTATCATTTCTTTTACATTTTCTTTGTACGATTCATTATTTGCTTTATAAAAATTATCATCTTTATAGTTATTCAATAAAAATAATTTTGATTTGAAATTATCATTTAAATTATCTATTAGTCTTTCTACAGAATATTTTATCAATTTATCTTTTGGTATGCCTAAATATTCATTTAATATAGAAATAATGAAGGAAATGTAATAATAATATTTTGAAGAATAATTTTTGTCCAGAAGACTTGGATCATTATTCCATGAATTATAATCACCTTCGAATTTATTATCTACAAATACATAATCTAATTGTTGTAAAAAAATAGAAATAAAATCTTTTTTCTTTTCTTTATTCTCTTTATCAAATTCATTTAATTTTATAGTTAAACTCTCTGGTTTATATGGTTGTGGATGTCTTCTTTGATACATTGTTAAAGTTTCCATATCTACTTCCATCGGTTGAAACAAATATAATTCTCCTATGTTTATTAATCTTCCTTTCCTACCTATATTATCTTCTATATATTCTGTTTTATCGTTTATTAATATTGATAACGCATTGTATATCTCATCTATTTTATATTTTCTTCTCGCATTTATTGAATTTATCAAATCCTTTTTCTCAAAAACATATTTTTCTTTGAATAATCTTTTTATGATTTCTATTATTTTTGTTACTGTTAAAACTATATATTTATCATTATATGTGTAAAGACTTTCTTTATATTCTAATTTATTGAATTCTGGTTTACAATTATAATTACAATCCATAAAATCACATATTTGACTTTTATTACTATGACCTATGTTAAAATCTATCTCGTCACCATTTGCTAATGTAATATTTCTTTTCAAATTTAAATTATTTTTTGTTAATTTTTGTTGATTTTCATTTATTAAACAATCTATGGCGGTTTCTTTTAAAATTCTTGAAACTTTCCCACTTAATTCCGATTTCTTTTCCGCTGTTCTATATAAATATAAATCAACCGCTTCTTTATTATCCGTTAAACCATATGTTCCGTGCATGCATATCAATACATTTCTCTGTTTAAAATCCAAATTACAATGACTTTGATTTCTAATTGCTCTACCTTCGATTTGTCCTGTTCTATTTAAATTGTACCAAGCATCTAATATATGAACTTGCCTTATATTGGCAAAATCTAAACCTTCAGACCCCGCCAATGATATTATCACAACCTTTATTATATTTCCATCTTTATTTTCAGGACTATTGCATAAATTCATCGTGCTTTTCAAATCTTTATTCAATTCTTTCTTACCTGTTATCATTATATATTTTCCTTTATCTGAAGATTTTGCATTTTTCATTAACGAACCGCCTAATTTATTGTAACCCGCTTCTTCTAATGCAAGAGCTATAGGAATACAACCACCTTCTATATATTGTGAATATATCAATACTATTCCTTGAGATTTTTTAATTTCATTTATTATTTTACTTATTTTACCACTATAATCCCTTAGAGATTCTTCTTGAAAAAATCCTTCATATCCTTCTCTATATTCAAATTCATTTAACATAGACTGATTGTATTTCATTATTTTTTTTAATCCATTTTTACCATATTTGTTTTTGTAATCTCCTTCAACTGGAAAACATATATTCAACATTTGTGATGCCGAACTTAATATACCAAAGTTGAAAGATTCTTGTTCTTTCAATATTACGCCTTTTTCTATAGAATGTTTTATATAGTCTTCGTAAATTTCTTTTTGTTTATTTCCAATTTTCGTCATAAAAATATCCAAATATTTAATACCCCTTTTGCCTACTTCATTGCCTTCATTTCTATCATAAGTAGTTGGTATTATATAATCATTTAATTGTTTTTCGGGATAAAATATTTCACTGGTTACTAATGCTTTTTCTGTTAATAACTCCAAAGAATGGTTTTTATATGATATCGACGAATCTTTGGGATAAACTCTAAAAGGAAATAAAAAAGGATCTTCTCCTTGGACAAATGAAACATATCCTCTTGATTTTTGTATCAATAATTCTTTACCTGTTTCAGTTAACCTCCCATCTTTATTAAATATATCTTTCTTGGTAATTGAATATCTATTATCATTTAAATTCATCAAATTAAGTAACCATATTATTTCTGTATAATCATTATACATTGGTGTTCCTGTTAACAATAATAATTTTAAATTATCCGCATGTTGAACTAATGTTTGAAATGCTTCTGTTGTGCTTTTTACGTCCATTTTCGCCAAATCTCCTGATTTATCATCGGGATCATCTCTTATATTATGAACTTCATCAATAATTATTAATCTATCTGAATACATTTCTTTTATCGCATCTATTTTTCTTTTTCTTTGATCGGCATCATCACCGTATTTATTTATTCCTCTTTTTGTTATTTCTCTTTCAATTTGTCTTGCAAATTCCAAATAAGCCATAAATTCATAATTATCTTTTATTATTCTTTTTACTTGTTTTATAACATGTTCCTTATCTAAATTCATCATATTCATTGGATTGACTTCTTTTATAAATTTATTCCCTGTACATGATTTCAAATTCCAGAGTCCTCCAACCTTTTTCAATTTAGTTTCATCGAATAATTGTTTTTTATAATTTTCTTGCACATATTTGGATGCAACAACTATAATTTTTTTATCTATTCCCATTTGATTTGCATATGTTCTGTATTCTTCGGCTACACCAATCGAAGAACAAGTTTTTCCAGTTCCCAATCCATGGTATATTAATAGACTATTATATGGCGTTTGAAAAGATAAAAAATTTTTTATAAATTTCTGGTGTGGTAGTAATTCAAATTCAAAATTATTACATATATTTTTTGTAGTTTCTTCTATATTTTGTATTTCTTCTTGCGTTCTTTCAGTATATTCATTACCATCTTTGAATTCTTTTTTTTGATAAATCTTACTATTAAAATTTGGATCCTCCAATAACGGATACATTTCATTATCATCGCTATCCTTAACTAATTCTTCAGTATCCTGATTTTCTTTACATTTTAAATATTCATTATAGTATTCATCATCCTTGTCTATATATTCACTACCATTCGCAAGAAAATCTTTCATTTGAACCAATAATTGATGACAATTCAATTTTGGTTTCTTCTTTTTTTTCGGTTTTTCAGTAACACTCTTTTTCTTCTTACAAATAACATTACCATCATCTTTTACGGTCTTTTCACAATTTTCTTCATCATCATCTTCCTCTTTTTCCGTTTTTACGCATCTTTTATTCTCATTTAATTTACAATACTTTTTTTTCGTTACATTTTTTTTTGTTTTTTCTTTGGATTTACGTGTTTTCTTTGGTTTATCTTTTTTTTTAACTTGTTTTACTTCTGTTTTTGTCGATTCTTCATCACTTGTATCATCTTCTTCACTTGTATCTTTTTCTTCTGTGTTTATATCTTTTAAAACTCTTTCTTGATTTGACCCTTTACAATTGAACAATTTACCACTTTTACTTTCATATTTTAAATAACCATAGATGTCATTTAAAATTTTTTTTCTTTCAAGAACCACCTTACCATTCTTCTCAATTTTCTCCGGCGGATTTAATACTTCAACTGTCCAATCGCTTAAATATTTTTTATCATCCGGATTATGAATAAATTTCTCATTGTTTCTCAATATTTTTTCCTTCATATCTTCGTCCAAATAGGGAATACTAAAATACATATTTCCATCTCTTGGATTTGGAACGAAGTTTTCTAATTTAAGTTTAAATTTTATAATAACACCATTATACTTTTTTTCGAAATAAATATTGTCTTTTAATTTTTCTCTATAATCATCCAAAAATTTATCTACACTACCACCACCTTTTAATATATTATGATTACTCATCATTAATATATTATGAGATTAAACTATATTTATGTATTATTTTATCGATGTTTTTAATTATTTCTATCTTTTCTAAATTATAAGGTCTTATATGTTTTAAACATTCTTTGTACGACAACCATTTCATATTACTTACTTCGCTTTCCTGATAATTATCCAAATTTTCATTTTCCCTAAGATATATGGCTAAATAGTATTTGTGTTTGTAACATTTATAATTTGAACCCATGAATATTTCTTCATATGGCATCACATTGTTAATTAAAATATAGTCTTTTTCATTATAACCAGTTTCTTCGTTAAATTCTCTTATAGCACAAGCATTATCCGTTTCCATATAATTTCTCCTACCTTTTGGAAATCCCCATTCTGGTGTTATCCATTCTGTATCGCTCTCTTCTATCAAACTTTTTAAACTATAAAAAGATTTTTCAAACATAAAAATTCCTTCTTTTATTTGTTGAAATTTTTGTCTTGACTGTTTTTCCTCTTGAGCATATTGCATTCTTGTAAAATTACCCCACAAATCGCACCATAATTCATTAAACGTCATTGTCATTAATTTTTCTTTTTCTTTTAACGTCATTTCATTGATTATGTTTTGTATATATTTTTTATTATACAATGGATATTTCCCTCTTATAAAGTCAACATAACCTAAAGAATCCTTTCGGCATATGGTTAGGTATTTGACTTCTTTATGTTTTATATTTATGCATATTATTCCTGAACTTGTAATAGGTTTTTTACAAGTATGAAAAACGTGTCCCATTTTACCACAATTATTACAAAATTGATAATTTTTACTGTTCATTATATGTTTAAATTAAATTGTTTTTATATTGTTTGGTATATAAATGGCATCTAATAAACATAAACAAAAATTAGATCCTCAGGTGTGGTATCCTCATTTTAAATTTACACTACAAACTATTGGAATGACATATCCAAATAAACCAAATGATGTAACAAAGAAAAAATACTTTACACTTATTCAAAATCTACCATTTTACTTCCCGATACATCCTATGGGTAAAAATTTTAGTAAATTATTAAACCTATATCCTGTTCAACCGTATTTAGATAACAAAATGAGTTTTTCTAAATGGATTCATTATGTAACAAATAAAATAAATGAAGAACTTGAACTACCAACGAATACATTTTATGAAAGTTTAGAGGAATATTATGATAAATACAAACCGAAAGAAGTTGTGGGCCAGGAATTTTTTAAAAAAAAGAAAAAATATATATTTGCTGGTGTAGGCGCTGTTATGATTTTTGGTATTTATTGGATGTATAAGAACTGAAAAAAAAGCACCGCGTTATAATATAATCTTAATAGTTTATATATGGCAACCCCACAATTACAAGCAAAAGCAAGCGAACGAATGAGCAGACTTGGAAAATTAGTAAGGCCCATAACTTCTGCTATTAAACAAGTGAAAACTAATACATTAAATAAAGTAAAAAGAAAGGAACGCAAAAAAGAAGAAGAACCAAAACCAGAAACAGGACTACGAACGCCAAATGTTGTAATAGGAACAAATGATGAAGGGAAAACCACGTTTGCTGTGCATGGCAATAGACCTAAAACAAAAGAAGAATTACAGAAAGAATATGATAAAATAGGAATAAGATACGAAAACGCCATGAAACGTGGTGGAAAGAGAACAAGAAAAAGAAAAAGAAGGAAACGAAAAACAAGAAAACGTAAGAGACGACGTACAAAGAAAAGGCGTAAAAGTAGAAGAAGAAAACGTAGAAGAACTCGTAAATAATTAAATTAAGACAGACAAGAAAAAATACTTTACACTTATTCAAAATCTACCAATCCCTGAAAAGGCGTCAAATGGTAGACGGCTTGAGAGTCAGTAGGATTGACTCAGAGAGTGCATTTACATCACGGACATTTAGATTTCCTATATTAAGATTTTTATCTCATTTTAAATGTCGGTCGGTGTAATAAATTATTGATATAATATATATGAGAATAGAATACTGGATATTTTTAATAACAGGATTTTTAATTTATGATACATATCATGACGGCCAATATTCAAAATACCTATTATCAGGGAAAAAATACTATAAAATGTTGATGTACGCATTTGTAGGAATATCGTTATGGTCATTTATGAAAAAACATCCAAATGAATCACGAAGTTTAATGAGTAGAGCGACAGACATAATAAAATATGTTCCTATTGATACTGAAGCGAAAGACTTGTTGACACCTATATTTGATTTTACTTCGGCGAGAGATGGTGCTAATTCAATGATGCCACAATATTCAACACCGCAAATGAATAGAATGATGAGTTCCGGTGCAAAAACAAGCCAGAGGCGAGTGGTAAGTGAAACAAAAAAGAAATATATAGCATCCCAACAAAACTGGAAATGTAAAAAATGCAATCAACAATTATCTTATACATTTGAAGTGGATCATAGAATTTCATTAGAAAACGGTGGTTCAAATCATGTGACAAATTTAGATGCTTTATGTGTTGGTTGTCATAAAGAAAAAACATTAGAGAAAAATTTATTTTAAATTAATATTAATTATGAAATATTAATGTTCATAATTAATATACTGTAATGACTGAAGAATTGATATATGTTATTTGGATATTAGGAATTTTAGTATTATTTGGTTTTCTATATGGTGTATTTATAAATACTAAACCAAAAGATAAATTTAATTTACAAATGTCAGGTTATACGGTAGTGAACAGTTTAAGTTTTATACTAATACCTTTATTGTTTATATTAAGAAGATTAGGGAGAGCATTACTATACATATTTCCATTTCATAGATTAATAGGGTTTTCTGAAAGATTTGGAACGAATGTAGATGGAAACGATGCATGGAGAGCAAAAAACCGTTTAACAACATTTATAATAGGGTTTGTTTCAATAGTATCATTACTGGTTTTTCATGTATTTATATTTAAAAAAGATACTATGTTAGGAATACCACTACCAAAAAAAGAATCGTTTGGAGATTGGGGGACTTATGTAGCATTTGGGTTATTAACTTTATTGGTGTTACATGGGTTTTTTATATATTATAAAGGAACGAAGGATAAAATGGATCCCGCCAATGTATTTCCATCAAATAAACCATTTAGGGAACAAGCAAGTTGGACGTTAAAACGGTCGGCGAAGTTTATGAAAGTATTGATAGTTTTTATTGGTGTTTTGGCATTATTATCCGGGATGCTTTATCTTGCGATGACTAATCCTGAATGGGGTGGAGTTATATCGAGTCTATTGATGGTAATGACAGGAATTGTCATATTAACAATATTATATTTTGCTATAAAGGATTTGAAAGTAATACAACAAATAATGAAAAATAAATTTGTGCAGTTTATATTTCACTTAGTATTTTTAATACCGTGTATAATAATTGAAGTAGTTGATTATATATACCAAGAATTAAAACACACACCACAAACTATATATAATATATTAATTTTAGAAATTGTATTTATTGCTCTTTATTTTGTGATACCAATACTTCAAAAGAAATTTTATACCTATATACCTTTTGTGGAAGATCAAAAGGTTGTGCAGGAGGCGGAACTGAAAACATCATTGGCAGAAAAAGTAGAAATCCAAAAAAAAATAAGAGAAGAAAAGGGAAAGATAGCAAAGAAGTATCCAGAATTAAATTCGCGAACATTTTTTGATAAAATAATGAATGATAATTTAACATTAGATCAAAATGAGGTTAGCTTAGATAATCATATAATATCTTGTATGATTTATAAATGTGGACCAGTATTAGCGAAAGGAGAAAAAGGTGCCCTAATTGATCCCGAACAATATAAACAACATGAAGGAAAAGCAAAATTAGAAGAAATTAAACAGAAGTTAAAAGGCCCGGATGGTGTAATTCAAAAAATAGCAAGATATCAGGCAAGGATTGCGGATTTAGAAGCAAAAGAGAAACAATTAGAAGAAATGATTAAAAAGGGCGAGGGAGCTTTGGTTTCAAAAATTATACAAATGAAACCAGTTTATATTGGAAAGAAATTATTTAAAGCTACATATAAAGAATTGAGAACGGGTGGTAGATTAATAGTAGGTGATATAAGATATAATTATGCGATAAGTTGTTGGTTTTATTTACATAGTAACGCGCCAAATTTTTATTCGGATAAATATTACTCGATAATAAATTATAGCGAAAAACCCGATGTTGGTTATAATCCTGTTAAAAATAAACTGAGGGTACGTGTTCAAATAGATGGAACGAATGATAAATATAAAGAGTATTTATTTGATAATATAAAATTGCAAAAATGGAATAATTTAGTAATAAATTATGCTAACGGAGTTTTAGACATATTTATAGATGCGAAATTGATAGGTTCTTTTCAAACAATTCCGTATAAATCGGCTGATAATTTAACAATAGGGGATAACAAGGGTTTAAATGGTGGAATATGCAATGTTGTGTTTTTTAATAACATATTGAACAAAGAAAGAATACAAATGAACTATGAATTATTAAAAAATAAAAACCCACCTATCTTATAAATTTATCTAAATCTATATTATATTATGGAAACGAAACAAATTCTGTTTTATTTAATCATCGCAGTTTTAGTGTATTTGATATATAACTTCTTTTTTAAAGATCACACTGTAGTGGATTTACAAGGAATGCATAATGCCAAAGTATCATTGCCAATTGATTCGAAAAGCTTACCAAGCAAAGGAGGGTCAAATGACTACACATTTAGTGTATGGATATATGTTAATACATGGTCAGAAAAATATGGTCAGAAAAAGACGATTTTAAGAAGAACAACATCCGATGGTGAAAAGAACCCAATACCCGAAATATATTTAGAGAATAATACTAATGATTTGATGATAAAATTATCAACATACGCAAGTGGAAATTCAGGAGCAAAAGGAAATGTAGACACATGTAGTATTAAAAATATACCATTACAAAAATGGGTTCATATTTTGATGGCGGTAAATAATAGAACAAATGATGTTTATATCGATGGTAAATTGGTAAAAACGTGTATGTTGGATGGTGTAGCAATGTTAGATAAACTTGGTTCATTGACATTATGTCCTGATGGTGGATTTTCCGGTTACACATCTAAATTAAGATATTATGCCAGAGCAGTAAATCCAAGAGAAGCGTATGAGATTTACAAAGAAGGTTTTAGTGATAGTTGGTTAGGTGAAAGCGCAAGTAAATATAAATTAAAGTTAGCATTCTTTAGCGATGGAACTGAAATGAATAGTTGGAGCATTTAATTATGATAATGAATATATTTAATATCATAATTAATATATATATATGTCATACTCAAGTTTTTCAAATAATTTTGGGGTTGCTAAGGATTTAGGGAGTGCCGCCGGAGCCGCATCGGGAACAATGACCGGACAATTCAATAAATTTAAGAGCAATAAATATGTTAGTGGTGCTACAGATTTTTTAATGTCAAACACTGCTGTGGCCAAATTTTGTTTTTTAATTTTAACAGTTCTCTTGTTCGTATTTGCGATGAGATTAGGAAGTAAACTATTATCTTGGGTATTTGCTCCTTCTCCAAATCCTTATTTAATAAGTGGAATGAAATCGGCAAAAAAAATGACAAGGGTGATTCAAGACCCAAGAGATAGAGATTCCATACCATTATTGCGTTCCGATAATGAGGTAGAAGGCACAACATTTACTTATTCTGTTTGGATATATATTGAAGATTTAGCAAATTATAGAGAAGGTAAAAGAAAACACATATTTTACAAAGGTACTGAAACTATTGGAACAAAAGCAGAACATACAATGCCAGGAGGAGAAACAATAAAAACCGAAGATATAGCTTATCCTAACAATTCACCAGGTTTATTTATAGCCGAACAAGATAATTCTTTAATTGTCACAGTAAATACTTTTGATCATATTTTAGAAGAAGTAACAATACCAAATATACCACTAAATAAATGGGTCAATGTAGTTATTAGAGTATCAAATTTAAATTTGGATACATTTATTAATGGTAATATTGCTGTAAGACATAGATTAAGAAGTCCTGTAAAACAAAATTATGGTGATGTATTTGTGAATGCGAATGGTGGATTTGACGGTATGATTTCATCATTAAGATATTTTAATTCATCCCTTTCATCAGCTGAAATTATGGATATTGTTCGTGCTGGACCTAACTTAAAAATGGATAAATCAATGAATATTTTCCCACCATACTTTTCTATGAGATGGTTTTTCAGGGATAATGATCAAAGAACAGAATAAAATTAATTATAAATAGTTATCTATAATTAATTTATTTCCTTAAATTTGGATTTACACAAAGGTCTCTTGTAGGGAATATATCTCCACTCATACATTTATCATCTTCATCAATTTCAATACAACTTCTTTTTTTATTTAAAGTACCAACATAACAATATCCAGCTTTTTTCGCCATTTGTATATCTGCTTCATTAGATAAATCAGGTGAAGGTGTGGGTTCATTTTTTTTTCTTGGTTCATCTAAAGCCTTTTCAATAGTCTTATTCGGTTTATATTCGTCTTCTTCTTTTTTTTCTTCTAAAGCGTGTTGTATAGGATCTTCTTTTTCTTCTTCATCATCTTCAGTGCCATCGCCAAATATTTTAGTAAACAAAGTTACCCCTTCGGTCATATAAAAGTAAGTATTTAAACCTAATAATACTATTAATAATAATATTAATGCTATTTTTATGTAAAAAAACGCATTATTTGTATTAGAAGCAGAACCATCTTTAAATACTGTAGGTTCAGAAAATATAGTTGGGTCAGGAGCTGCTGTTTTTAATACTGGTAATAGTTTTGGGTCTAATGCTTGAGTTGTCATTATTATAATATTTATAATTATAATAATATTATTTGACGAGTATTTCCTAAATTATTTGAAGGTTTTACATCCACAGTTAGGGTCAGTTTGGTTTAATAACAAAAATGAATGTAATGATTTTCCAATACGTGGCGCTAATCCGGCTTTGGCACCAACACCATATGTTACACCATTAATTACAATTTTGTCATTAGCGGTAGCTTTTGCTGCTCTACGTCTTTTATTGCTTGGATTTACAGGCATTATACATTAAAGCAAGAAAAAAACTATTTGTTTCTCGGTACCATATTTGTTAATTTGCTCATTTTATCTAATTTATCTAATGTTTTTTCTAAATTACCAGAGCTTAAACTATTATTAAATAAATAATCTGTAGCGGGTTTAATTTCATTTTTTTTAATTATTTTATATATCATATCTATTTTCGATGTAATTTTTTTTATATGTTCTTCATTTTTTATCAAAGGTATTTTTCTATCAAATGGTTCCGTTAATAATGAAATCGCAAAATATATCATATATTTTCTTCTTTTTTTACAACCCGGTTGATATTTTACACAAAACAAATCATTTATACTTTCTATTATTTTTTCAATTCCATTTCCTCTCTTATTACATTCGTTTAATATAACGTCCCATATAATCCATATGATGTCTGTTCTGTGTTTATTTTCTACATTATAATTTCTTGCACCTCCCATTAATTTTAAATTTTGATTTTTTTTACATAGACTTTCAAATCCTGTTATCCACTCTACCCAATAATATGCTTCATTTGAGTTTCTCTGTCTTTTTGTTATATGATAAGCAAGTTCATTAATAGCTATAAATAATTCTTTTGGGTCGTCTTTATGTCTGAAAATATTATGAGCATATAAAATACTTTCAGCCTTTAATCTGCTTGTCATATGAGTTGATGAATATTCCTGTTCACTTATTTTGGGCGAATCATAAGAATTCTTTTTTTTAGATTGGCATATAACACATATAATTTCCGCAAATAATCTTCGTATTTTACTATTATTCCTCATTTTCAATTCATTACCAATATAACCACCATTCGCTATATTTTTAAAATCATTGAATCTTAAATTTAAATATGTAGGTAATAATGGATTACCTAAATGTATATTATTGCTCATAAATAAAAATAATATTTCCCATAATTCTAAATAATGACCCGCGCATAAGAATTCTATTGACCAATAACAGGCATCTTCTATTTTACCCGCTTTTAAATATTTTAGTAACTCTTTTTTAGCAGCACTTTTTTTATAATTTGAGAATGTCACCCCTTTAAACTCTTTTTGGGCTCTTTTATCATTTATTTCATTATCATTCATATTATATTTTATCAAAAAAAATATAAGTTTATTCGCTAATTAATAATGTTGTTATTTAATATATGATAAAAACCATCAAATCTGGATTTAAACAATTAAAATCATTCTATAATAAATCTTCTTTATGGACAAAAATAATAATTTTTGTTATAATGGCTCTAATATTTACAAGAATTGCTAATGACAATACACCACATATGGAAGGATTTTCACAAAAACGTCGATTTGTAGTTAAAAACAATAATGAATTGTATGATGATTTTTACTGTTCTGTTTATGACCAATTATTATACGATACAAAGAAAAATGATTTTGAGGTTATGCAAATACAGGATATTTGCAAAATTGATAAAACGAGTAATGTATTAGATTTAGGGTGCGGTAAAGGACATTATGTTAATTTTTATAAAAATAGGGGTGTATCAAGTCAGGGACTCGACAAATCTAAATCTATGATTAAAAGTTGTAGAAAATCATATCCATCATGTAAATTTAAACTTGGTAAAATGGAAGATGGTATGTTATATGGTCCTGATAAATTTACGCACGCAATTTGTTTATATTTCACTATTTATTACGTTAAAGATAAAAGGAAATTTTTTGAAAATGTTTATAAATGGTTAAAACCAGGAGGTTACTTAATATTACATATGGTTAACCGTGATCAATTTGACCCTATTGTACCACCATCAAATCCATTATATATTGTTAGTCCGCAAAAATATGCCAAGGAAAGATTAACTAAATCGCAAGTAAGATTTGAAGATTTTAATTATAAAGCTAAATTTTCTTTGTACAAAAATAGAAATGTTGGTAAATTTGAAGAAACATTTGTTGATGACGCAACACAACACGTTCGTAAAAATGAACATACTTTCTATATGGAATCTCAAAAAAATATATTATCCAAAGCAAAAAAAATAGGATTTATTTTAGAAGGACACGCTAATATGGTAAAATGCAGATACGAATACCAATACCTATATTTTTTAAAAAAACCAAATTAATATTAATTATAAATAATTATATACATAATTAATATATATGGCTTATAAAGGAACGATTCAATTTAGTTCTAATAAATTTGCGAAATCATTTAAACAAGGTTTAATAGGTCCAAAAATAGAAAAAAAAGGTTCTTCTGAATACATTGATAATTTTAAAAAATATTTAAAAAAAAGGGATAATAAAAAACATATAAAAACCGGCAAACATAAATTTAAGCAAGGTGATTTTGTAGAGGTTATGTCTAAATATCGAAGTAAAGTAGATGATGAATATGAAAATAAATATTATGTTACTGATTATGATGTAGATCCGGCTATTAAAGAAAAAAGCAACACCGCAAAAGGTAAACATTTCTTATCCACAATTCCTTATAAAAAAGTAAAAGGAAAAATCGCAATGGTAGCAATGCCTATGGTAGCAATGCCAATTTATTCGGATGAAGGAAATCTTCGTTTAAAGAAATTGGGAAAGAGGGAAATTAAAAAAGATAAAGAAGCTCAAAACTTATTAAAAAACATAAAAAAAACAAAAAAGAAGGGTGGAAGAAAATCGACTCGAAAGAAAAGGACACGTAGAAGAAAGAAGCGCACGCGTAGAAGAAAGAAGCTGACGCGTAGAAGAAGAAGAAAAAAACGCTAAATTAATATTATGATATTTTACATAATATTAAGCATAATTATATTAATCATAATAGCATACATATCTTATAAAGTAAAATATGGTTATTGGACAAAACAACCAGTGTTTCACTATCATAATATTTTTTACTGGTATAATCCACCAGGAGTAATTGAAAAAAGTAATGTTGAAATCTCAAAATATTATAATCCACAGATAGAATTTATAGAAAGCGATAAAATAACAACTGAAAAAAAAGAACTATTCGCATTATTGTTGAAATCACATTTTATGCCTTATAAAGGAGAAAAATACGCACCTACAACACAACAGATAATGAATAGTTTTAATAGTCACAAAAGACCAAGTTATATAGCATTAAATTATGATAAAAAAACATTGATAAGTGTTTTGACAACTATACCTATAAATATATATTTTAATGGTAATAAACAAGAAATATATTATGCTGATTTTTTATGTGTTCATCCAAAACATAGAAATCAAGGAGTTGCACAAAGAATAATTAATACAGTAACAACAAATCATAGACTAAAAGATAAAGCTAATAAAAGAGATACAAGTATTTTGTTTAAAAGGGAAGGAAAATCAATGTTAATAGTTCCTTTAACAATATATAAAAACTATGTATTTGATATTGTAAATTGGGATAAAAATGTTAATTTTAATGACTTTCCGTTTATACAGTTAATTAAATTAACAAAACAGACAGGGCCTTTATTATTAGAGTTATTGAAGAAAAGTGCGTTTAAATTTAATTGTGTTGTCGCACAAGATATGTCACACATTATGTATTTATGTGAAAAAAACGAGTTTATTATAACATTATTGTTGGTAAATAAAAAAGCGGTAGGTTTTTATGTTTTTAGAGATCCTTACATAACATATGATGGTGATAAAAGTATTGAAATGATTGCGTCATATAATGACGACACAACAAATGAAATATTTGCATTAGGATTTTTAAACAGTATAAAACATTTAAATAATAGTACAAAGAAAATAATTATGACTGATTCTGGTCACAACAATATAATACTTAATATTATATTGAAAAAATATGAAATAATTACAATATTAATGGGGTCTTACTATTTTTATAACTATGCTACATATCCTCTTATGAGTTATCAAGTATTAAGTTTGGTTTAGCGTGTATATTTTCCAGCTCTTGCGAATGAATCAACAACAAAAATAACAAAAACGCCTAAAAATAAATACAAAACCAGTTCTTCTGTAACATTTTCGGTTTTTTCATCTTTATTCTCTTCCATCATATGAATCAAATAATTAAGTTTTCTCATAAGTTCATCACGATTAGCATAGTTCATTGAAGAACCAGAAGATGAATTTGTATAGTATGGAACATAATTATTATATGCTTGTTGATATTTATCTTTTAAAGTATTAAATCCTTCAGGAGTTATAGCATGATCAACATTTAATGATTGTGGTTTAAAATTCTCCTTAACCTTATCTTTTTTACTTAATAATTCTGGTTTGGGTGGTGGATGAAATTCTGCTAAACCTTCGTGGTCGGAATCGTCATCATCGCTTTCTACTTCCATATTTTCCATTGAATTTAGGAATTGTTCCACCTTCTCGCTCTTTTTTTCTCTTCTTTTAATTGTTCTATTTTTACGTTTTTTTTCAAATTTATTTTTTAAATCTTCATTTTCTTCATTTTTTATTTCAGTCCATCCAAGAGTTGATGTCATTCTTATAAAATTAATAGATTATAATTTATTTTTATTAACTGAAAAATATATATATTTATGTATATAGAATGAAAAACGTTAAAAATTATATTGATATCATTTTATTAGTTGTATTAATGACTTGTCTTTATAATGGCGAATGCAATTTGTTAGGAGATATAGTAAACACCACTTTAGGAAAATTATCTATGCTCGTTTTTATAGTAGCAATTTTAAATTTTTTCGGTAAAACAGCAGCAGTTCTCGCCGCGTGTATATTTGTATTTGGATTACATGCTCATAGAAAAGAAGGATTTAAAGAAGGGGCAGGATTGGAAATTAAAATAGGCAATGACGCAAAAGATGAAGAAGAAACAAAGCAAAAAAAAGTTCAAGCAAAAAAAGAAGAAAAAATTGCGAGTAAAGATGATGATGATGATGAGAAAGAAGGTTTTAGTATACAAATAGGTTCAAGTACACCTGCTAAAGAAGGATATTGGGAAAAGAGGAATAAAGAATCTTTTGATGAAGAAGAAGGATTTATAGAAAGCATGAAAGATGAAATAAAGACTTTACATAAAAAAGTAAAGAAATTGGAAAAAAAGAAAGATGAAAAGGAAGGTTTTGCTAATTTAAGACAAAATCGTCGTTTAAAAATCAACAATATAAGTATTCTTAACACTACGGATTTAGACAGAACTATCAAAAAAGATAGTGAAGTAAGAACATTGAATTCAACTGTTTAAATAATTAATTATAAATAATAAATTATGTCTATAATTAATATATTATGGTAAAGAATAAAGTAGAAAAATCAATGAAAGGAGGCGCGGTAGCACCTAAGGGGTTAATAGCAAGTACGGTTCATAATGTATTGACAAGTCTAAGAGGTTTAAGTGATAGTAAATTTTTTATGGGGGTGGTAATGATATTGATGAATGTTGCTTCAAAACATATAAGTATAGATTTAACTGCTTCGCAAAAAAAATATTTTCAAAATAATGTTGCGAGACAGTTATTGATATTTGCTATAGCGTGGACAGCAACAAAAGATATTATAATATCATTGATAATTACAGCTGTATTTCACATTTTAGCAACACATTTATTGAATGAAGAAAGTAGTTATTGTATTATACCAAATGCGTGGAGAAATTTTGAAAAAATATTAGATCAAGATGGCGATGGCGAAATAACAGAAGAAGAAATAAGAAAAGCCAAAGAAGTTTTAGAAAAAGCAAGAAGTAAAGAGAGAAAGAGAGAAGCATTAAGAAATATGAATGACTTTAAAATCTCGCTATATTAATTATAAAATAATAGTAATAATTAATATATGACAGATGCTGGACAGCAAACAGAACCTATACAAACAGAACCAAAAAATATGAATGTATCGGGAACTATTAAAATAGAAAATAAAACAAAACCCACTTCTTTAATAAAAAGAACAAAAGAAAAATTAATAGATTGCGGTAAAGATAAAAGATTTGAGTTATATTGGGATTATACTACCAATAAAAGTGGAACACAACAATTTACATTTACAGGAAAAGAAATGGGTCAAAATTTCTGGTCAGAAAAAGAGAAAAATAAAATCAAAGTTGGTGACTTGGTTATTTTTTTAAAAAAGGGTCATCCTAATCATAAATATAAAGCAAGAGTTCATTCTAAAACAGGTTTAATAAGTAAATTAGAAGCTTTAGACAAGGGTATTATACAAGAATTGCCAAAAGTACCAGATACATATACATTAAAGTTTATAGCTCCTCCGGTTATAGCGCAAAAAAGAATTAAAAAAGAAAAGGGTGTATCACCAGATAATATAGAAAAAATTCCTGGTTATAGATTCTTTTTTTGTGGGAAAGCTACTGAAAATAAAAAAAAGAAATCTATATTTGATCCAGATTATTTATATAATAAAAATGATCTAAAAAAGTTGGTTAAAAGAGAGATGAAAAAAGGGTTTGTGAAAAAATTAGATTGGCGCATTGATAGAATTGAGGCAAAATATACAGATGTCAAGAAAGACCCTATAACAGGAAATCCAATTGCGCCTGATAAAATAATTGACACGCCGAAAGATTATAAAATTAAATATCAAATAGCAGAAGTAGAATTAGTAGAAGTGAGTAATCCTGTTTGTTTGCATAAAAATAAGCCTAATGAAGTTCATAAAATAAGAGCTTTAGTTCATATAAGATTAGTTAAAGTAGAGAAAGGTAAGCAAGTTACTGATGCTGAAGGTGTTATGTCTGTTATGGATTGTAGAAATCATAAGAAAAGAATAGTAGAATTAATTGATGACTTTAGAGAAGAAAGTGCAAAAAATGCGGAAAATTTTTCGATATATTTGGGTGATAAATTAAATCAAAAATTTGCTAAAAACCAATATGGTGAAATGAAATTTTATCAAGATAAAGGAAAACAAGAATATCTTGATGAAATAGAAATAAATAAGAAACGTGAAGAGAAAAGAAAAAAAGAATCCGGAGAAGTTGATATTGGCGAACCATCATCTGCCGCCGAAGCTAAAGCTACGATACATAATTGGAAAAGACAGGGTAGACAAGAAGCTCTTTTAAAAAAAGAGGGATTTGATAAGTTAGAGAAGAATGCGGAGGAAGAAAAAAAGGAAGGTGATTGGGTGTAAATTATATTTCATCTACATTAGGGTCTGTTGGTAATTTATTTTTAAGTGTTTCATTACCATCATCATCTACTAATTTATGTAATAATTTCTGGAAATCATCTTTTTCTAATATAGATTCCAATTTATTTAATTTTCTTTCAATAATAACTAATTTATCTATTTCGATGTCATCGGGCGTAGGGACTTCATAATACCAATTATACGCATATTTACTTCCATTATATACCATTTTACCAAAATGCCATGTAAAATCCACAGCTTCATATAGTAAGAACCCAAGAACCATTAATATATTAACTATATATATTTTTAATATATTATAAACTCAAATTAACTACATTTTTCCCACTAATTTTTCTTCTACTTTTCTTTGGTCTTTTTCCATCTAAACTGGAATTCAACTCTTCAATTTCTTGAATACTTACAGTACTTTGATTATCTTCTTTCAAATTAATCTTTTTTGTTTTCAATCCAGATAATAAATCTTTTAAATCTGTTGGACCTTTCATTTCTGGTCTTGGTGGTGATTTTCCTGGTATTGGTCCAAAATTAGATTCCATATTTTCAGCATCATTAAATTCTGCCCTTTTACTTCTTGAAGGTCTATCGCTGAAACTGCTCTTCATTCTTGGAGGACTTCTTCTTTGTTGTTCGTTTGGTCCCGGAGGAGAACCTCTTGGAGGATCCTGCATAACAGAACCCATAAAATTACTAAATCCAGGATTTGTATCAGCCATGCTACTGGCGGCGGCTTGTGTAAATTGTTGCATTAATTCGGGATTTTGCTTTAATATGTCATCCATTCCGGGCATAGCTGATTTAAACATGGTATTTGTCATATGCACCATAACAGCTGAACCACCAAGCATAAATAACAATTTTAATTCTGGAGCTATTTTAGCTTTACTTGCATATTTTTCGTGTAGTTCGCCAAAAACATCATCATATTCATCTACATTTTCATTGACAGATTCTGCCCAACCATCTAATTTCAAATCAAATGGATCGAATTTATTATTAAGAAATTCTAAACCTGTAATACAAGCCATTAAACATTTTTGTTGAAATTTAACACTTGCCTTCTTTTCTTTTTCAGATTTAATCATTTCAAATTCACCTTTCATCTCCTCTAAACTTGATTGCATTGAATATTTTTTGCTCAATGTAATACCTTTCTTCTCGATTTCTTCTAATTTTCGTAGATAAAAAAACTTTTCTTTTAATGTTTCTTCTTGAGTCATTGGTTTTTTGTCAGGAACATTTAAAGTTGGGTCGATTGGAATATCATTGAATTTTTTAAATCCATCCTCATCTTGAGTAGTTTCCCCGATACCTGATGTACCTTTCAAAATACCTTTTGTTTCATTTATAGGCTCTACATTTAATTTTATATTATTACTCCCATTGTTATTATTATTAGTAGGCGATCCGGTTTGTTTAAAATCGGTACCACTAAATAAAAAATTGCTTTTTGTTGTAGTTACTGTTTTTTTTTCTTTGGTTGATTCGTCTAAAGATATGTTTAATTCAGCTAAATCATCTAAAACAATATTGGATGATACACTTTCTTTTTTTTGCTTATTTGGATTCATAAGTAAATCAGCACCCGGACCAAAATTAACTGATTTACCACTTGCTTTTAAATCTGGAGAGCTTGGAATTTCATTTAATGAAATTTGAATTGTTTCTGCCATTATTAAATATATAAGAATTTTTAATTTTAAGTAGTCCGCAATATATATTAATTAAGTTTATGTTTTATATACCATTTTGCTTGGAGAAAACAATCCGCTAAATCGTCTTTTTTTTTATGTTTTTCAAAATGTTCCTTCCAATTAGTATTAGTTATTAATTTTCTTGTTATCTCGATACTTTGTTTTTTTCTTTCATCATAAGTTGTTTTTTTATCTCCTAAAAAATCTTTTAATTTATTAATAGAATTCACGGGTACAATATTAGTAACATTATTTTCAATAAAATGTTGCATTATCATTCCTTGTAAAGTTTTCATTCTTAATGCTAAAGGACCTATTTGATTTTCGATTATAACTAAATCAATATTAATATCTTGAAATATTTTATGAAATATTTTTTTTAAATTTATACCATAAGAAACCATATTCATTTCAGTTGTTAAAACATTACTTATAATATCATAATAATTACAAGATAAGTCGAATATGATATTTCTTAATATATCTTCTTTTTTTTGTTTTTCGTTACATAGAATACAGCATTCATTACCTATTTTTACCAATTGTTTTTTCTTTAAGCGTTTGATTCTTTTATTAGAAAACTGAGGAGGAGGTATTTTGTATTCTTTTGCATGATTTTTACAATAAAACTTATTTTTCTTTGTATACCTCGCCTTTTTATCACATTTTTTACCATCTTTTTTCTTTCCCATACATATTTCATTTTTATTTTCACATAAATCTATAACATCCCATTTAATAATAGAATAATTATTAATATCCTTATAGTCAATTAAACAAAATGCTAAATTTTTCATACCAACATCTATGCTTATTATTTTTTTCATTATATTAATACTTAATGAATTAATTTTAAGTATTAATTACATTTGACCTGATCTTTTTATTAACAATTGTTCTTGTGTCATAATTGGTCCCGACAAGTTTGATTCTAATGCTTCTCGTGTCAAATACATATTTTTTAAATCACTGCTTTGATAACCAAAAGGAACAGAATTATCATTACAACCTTTAAATAAATATTTATCGTGTTGTCTATTATCACTACCTGTGCAACTTTTTGTGCTACACATTTTTGCGAGATTACTGTTAGCTTTCATTACTTGTTTTCCGCTGTTAATTAAAAATTGACGATAAGCATAATTAGAATTAATTCTATACGTTTTTTTAATATTATTATTATTGTGACATGCCGCATCATAATTTGTAAATTGTCTGGTATCACTCATTAATGGAGGTGAATTATGATGAATATTATTAGATCCTGAATAGCAAGTTGCCCAACTCATATATATATTAAATGACAGATAATTAATTATATAAATTAATTAATTAATTATTTTCCAATAAATTTACTAAACCAGCTTTATTCAATTTTGTATAGCCTGATAAACCTTTCTCAGAACATAATGATTTTAATTCTGATACTTTCATACTTGAATATTCCTTAACTTCATTTTCGATTTCAACTTTTTTAACATCATCATCGCTATCCATATCATCTAAACTATCACCATCATCAGATAAATCTAAATTTATACTTTTAATACTTTCATCTGTTTTTTTTACTTCCTTTTCTTCCTTTTCTTCCTCTTCTTCCTCTTCTTCTTCCTCACTTTCTTCGCTTTCTTCTTCACTTTCTTCGCTTTCTTCTTCATTTTCATTAACTTTTTCTTCTTCTTCGTTATCAGATACTGTTATTAATTTAACATTTTCATTGCTTTCTTCTTGTGGTAATTGCTTTGATACCATTTCATTAACATATTGGAGTTCTCTATTTTCAAATGGGTCTTCTACTCTTTCATTATAAACTTGTGTTTCTTCTCTTGGAGAAGATTCTTCAGAAAAATTTTGAATCATTACAAACATACTATCTAATTTAGATTCTACATTTTCAATTCGATTTTTAAAATAAAACCATAACAAAATAGATGCAACACCTGTTACACCAATACAAATAGCCATTCCGCGTGCGCTGGAAAACATATTATTATTATTAAATAAAAAATAATCTTTAAATGAACGAGTACTTAATTTATATATTTTTTAAAACTCTTTCAGCTTCTATTATTATATTTTCAGGATAGTTGAGAGATTTTAATACGGCGATACCGCCCTTTGTTTTTGAATATCCGCTAACAAGTTTATATGTGTTTTTACTAATATGATTATTAATAAATGTTTCCATGTTATAATTTTTAATATTCTTATTTTTTCTAAATAATTTGCATAATTTTATATAATGTGTCGTTAATATGATTTTAACATTTTTATTTTTTATTAAATATTCCAAATATCCATAAGCATTACTAACAGCTTCATAAGGATTTGTTCCAGAATATAATTCATCAAATACACAAAAATGCCTCTCATTCTTATTTTTATCAATTATATCAAGTATGTGTTTACACCTTCTTGCTTCAGATTGAAATAAACTATCCCTTGAACAACTGTCAGGAATGTTTATATATGAATGTATAAATTTATAAGGATTTAAAACACCTTTCTTATAAAAACCAAATCCTGTTTGTTGTGTAAATATTATATTGATGATTGCTGATTTTAATAGAGTTGTCTTACCCGCTGCGTTAGGTCCGGTTAAAATTATACTTTTATTTAAATTTACATCATTTTTAATAGGTGAATTATCTTTCAGTGATGGGTGATATATATCTTTAAAAGAACACTTATTTTTTTTTGAGAACTTAATTGAATTAATATAATTGTTTGATATGTTATTTTTTAAACCACATAATGTATCTATGTATCCATTAAATCCAAGTGAATAACATACAATATCGTTTATATCATCGTCATAATGAAGTCTATAGAAATATTTCATAATTAATCCAAAAATTTTAACAGTTTTAAATGATCTTGTTTTTTCTGGTAACAATTCTAATTCTTCAATAAAATCGTTAATTTTTATTTTATATTCGTCCAAATCTTTGGCGAAACTTTGGTAAGAAGGATAATCTTTTGTCATATGATAATATTTTTCCATATTATTTCTGGTATATTTTAAGTATTGTTTCAATGATTGAATTATATCAACTATATAATATGCGTTAATATAGAAATGATAACAAGATATAACATTTTGGTAGATACTGTATAAGTAAAATCCCAACATTATAAGTCCATATAATTTTGTTTTAATAGAAGCGTCAGAAAAACTGGTTAAAACCTGACCAATTTGATGTCTTGATATAACCTGTTTTAAAATATGAATATAATTATCCATGGTTATGTTTTTACCCATTAATTTTAAAAAGAAAAAGGGTAGAATTAACATGAATATAGGTGTCATAAGTTGTAAAATTGGACTGGTAATATTTAAAATACTTAAAATTTGTAATAAAAATGGGTTATAATTTAACCACTTCAATCGTTCCCATTCAATATATTGATATTTTTCTTCAATTTCTTCAATATTTTTAATTTCATACCAATCTTTTGCGGTATTATTTACAATATCAGTGTCTTGTTCAATATCATACCCTTTCATAATTTTTTGCGAGTCCGATAAAAATTGTTTATTATTTGTAAATTTATCTCCCCAAGATTCAAGTATAACATTGCCTACTGTTGTTGTAGGATTAAATAGATGGTTATATGCTGATTTTGTATCATCATCTTTAGTTTTTAATAGTTCCAAATCATTTTTTATGTTATCATTGATTTGGGTGGTTTCTTGATAAAAAATTGGCAAATGAAATGTATTTTTAATATTTTCTTCCATTGTTTAAAGAAATAAATAGAAAATATTAAAATATTATAAACTTATATTAATAATTGATTATAGCTATAATAAACCAAATATGGAGGAAATATAAACCATGGTAGATTCCATAATAGAGGAGGCCACCACCATTTATCATTTAAATAATAGTTTTCCGATTTTGTATCAAACATATCCCAAAACACAGTGCTTTGATACCAACATATTAATGAAAATTGAGCAGCACCTAAAAGAAGTATATTCAAATATTTATGTTTATCATTGTTGCCTATAAAAATATAATATATAACAAGCGTACTAAAAATAAAACTAAATACACCATGTATTATTTCACCAAGCATAACACACCTAAATGAATGACTACCTGTTTCATGAGGGTTTTTATCATTGTATCCGTGTCTATATTTAGAGTCGGCTAAAGAATAATCAGCATATGCATCCATATACAAATTTTTATTAAAAATGTCTGAAATATTATAATTACTTTGTGACCACATACATTTATCATTATTATAATAGTATCTTCCTTTATCACATATATATTTCATATTGAAAGGAAGAATGAATTCAAATATTGAAATAGCAAATGACCAGAATGCCCATAATGCTATAATAGTTAAAGAGTTATTTAGACCAAATAATTTTGCGATTGGGATAAATATTGTAAAAAATATTGTAAACCATAAAATGACTAATTGATATCCTTTCATATAAATTTGTAAAATATAATTTATGTGAAATATAATCATATATCTAAATGTTTTGTGAAATCAATCGGCATTTCTTGTATTACTGTTTCGTAATATTTTTCAAATCGTGATAATCTGTTTGAATCATATTTGGTTTGGAAATTGATAGCCACACCTTTTCTACCCCATCTACCAGATCTACCAATTCTATGTAAATATGTGTTTTCATCACGTGGAATATCAAAATTAATAACGATGCTTACCTGTTGAACATCAATTCCTCTTGCAAATAAATCAGATGTAATTAAGACACGACAACCACCTGATTTAAATTCTTTATAAACATTTTTTCTTTCAATGTCATTCATTTTCCCATGTATTTTTTTAACAGGGAAATCGTCTGTTATCATTGCTTCTTCTAAATCATTTACTCTATTTACGCTATTACAATATATTATGGCTTGTGAAATGGATAATCCACTAAATATATCTTTAATAGTTTCGTATTTATGTGTATCGTCTTCAAGATTAATATAGTATTGTGCAATACCCTGTAGTGTCAATTCATCGTTTTTAACTAATATTTTTGTAGGATTTTTCATAAATGTAGAAGTTAGTTCGTGTAAATCATTTGGCATTGTAGCACTAAAAAGAGCAATTTGAACATTATTAGGCATTGCTTTAAAAATTTTGTACATTTGTTCTTTAAAACCAGAAGATAACATTTCATCAGCTTCGTCAAGAATTAACAATGATAATGATTCCGGTTTTAAAAACTTTCTACGTACAAGATCATTTATTCTACCCGGTGTCCCAACAATGATTTTAGGCTTCAAACTGTTTAATTGTTTTTTGTTTTTGTCTACAGAAGTTCCACCAACCAATAAAATAGGATTAACGTCTTTAATATATCTTGAAAGATTTTCCACAACATTTAATATTTGATGTGCTAATTCGTGTGTGGGTGCTAATATCAGAACTTGAGGCGATTGAATATCAGTTTTTAAAATATTTAATGCGCCAATAACAAAGGCGCCAGTTTTTCCTGTTCCAGATTGCGCTTGTGCTGTAATATCCCTTCTTCTACCATCGTGAAAATTTCTTGTCATAGGATACAAAGCTTTTTTTTGTATAGAACTTGGTTTTTCAAAACCAAAAGAATATATTCCTCTAAGTACATTGTTGTTGAGATCTAATTTTTCATCTTCCCAATCGTTTATTTCATATAATTCGTAATTATTCGCTTTCTTTTTAGAAGTCATTATAATTATACTATAAATCTCTTTAACTATTTTTTAATATCTTTTATTTAATAAAAGAAAGTGATATAAAAGTAAAGCATAAATTATATCATTATGGTAAAATATACGTTAGAAGATTATAATATGATACAACAAAACTGTGATATTGATGAATTAAGTGCAACTACTATAAAAATAGTGAATGACTTAGCAAAAAAAGTTGGAGCTCCAAATTATAGCAAAACACCAATATTTAAAAAGAAGAATAAAATGAAGTATAATTTGAAGAAAGAGGATTGGGAACAAATAAGAAATTTTAAAACAACTTCATTAAAAAAGAATCAGGAAGGTATTGAAGCACAAATAGATTTGTTGAGAATAAATTTAAATAAATTGACAAAAAGTAATTATGACACAATAACAAACGAGATATTTAATTTTATAAATAATATAATAGATAAGGAAAAGGATCCAAATGAAACATATAAATCGTTGATGCGAATAGGAGATTCTATTTTTGAAATAGGATGCTTAAATGTATTTTGGTCGGCAATGTATGCAAAGTTATTTAAAGATTTGATTGAGCAATTTGATATAATGAAGAAAATATGTCATGATAATTTAAGTAAATTTATAAAAATATTTGATGAAATAGAATGTGTTACATTAGATAACAATAATTACAATGAATTTTGTCAATGTAATAAAAAAAATGCAAACAGAAGAGGTATGTCAAGTTTTTTCATTAATCTAATGATGAATGAAATTGTAACGAAAGATTATATTTATAATGTTATTTCTAATTTGTTAGATAAGATAAATATGAATTCATCCGATAAAGATTATGCGAATATAAATGAAGAAATTATTGAAAATATATTTATATTGATAACTTCTGGAAAAGAAAGTTTAAGTGGAACAAAAGAATGGGATGGTATTATTAGAACAATTGAATTTTATTCTGAAAAACAAAGTGACCCGGGGATATCAAAAAAGATCCAATTTAAATGTTTAGATATTATTGATGAACTTGATGAATGAATATAAAAACAAAACATTATGAATATTTAATAATGGAAAATATTAAATATTCAATAATTGAAATTAAAAAAGATGATGAAAAATCTGGTTTAAATGAAATTTTAAAATGTGTGGAAGAAAAGGAGGAAGATGAAATGAAAAATAATAACGAAGGTGATAATTTTTCTGCCATGTTTTTTTTAATGGAAGAAGAATATAATATATTAACAAAAAAAGAACTTGAAAGAATATGTGATTACTATGAAATTAGTAAGAGGAAAAAGAGAAAAGCGGATTTGATACAGGATATAATAATATTTGAACAGGATCAAACGAATAGTGAAATTGTAGAAAGGAGGACTGAAATGTGGTATTGTATTGAAAAAATTAAGAACGATAAAAACTTAAAAAAATATCTAATATTAGATTAATACATATGAGTTCAGTAAATTCTAATTTGAGTAGTCAAATATTATACAAAAAACCGAAAGTTAAAATATATAAAAACGACAAAGGTAAAAAAGTAAGTGTGTATAAAATATTGTTAACTGATGAAAAAATTCCTATTATTATAGCTTTAGGTGAATCAAGAAAGGAACATTTGAAATACAATATATTATACTGTCCCGTATATTTAGTTTTGGGCGATGGTATAAATAATAAAATAACATTTGAAAATATTGGTGTATATGAATTTTTTGCTACAAAGGAAGAAAACTTAAAAGATAATTTTAATGATTATAATATTCGCCTGATAGAGGGGCCATTAATTTTCAATGATATAACAAATAAAAAATTGAAAAAAATGTTGAATAATAAACCATTATTAAAAGATATGGAGGAAAGTGAAATACAACAACAGGAAGATAAAGATGCCGAAGAGAGTAAAATAGATAAAACAGGGGAATCAGTAGCAGTTATGGCAAAACCTTTATTAGTTTCTTTGGAATTAGAAGACGACGACGACGTTGAAATAAAAGATGAAAATAATGAAAAGGATTATAGAAAAATTGTTAAAGAATATGAAGCAATGGGTGTTAATGCTCCAAGAAAGAATTGGTTACAGAAGAAATTTCATGATTATAATTATAAAATTTGGCCAAATAAAGGTAGTGGAGATTGTTTTTTTATAGCATTATCACAGGCATACAAAAGTATTGGAAAAAAAACAAATGATAAAGAATTAAGACAGAAATTAGCTACAAATGTACCCGAATCAACGTTTAAAGAGTATATGGATAGAAAAAAAATGTTTCAAAATTTTTTAGAGAAAACACAACAGAAACAATTGGAAATAAAGAAAAAAGTGGGTGAAATGAAGAAAATGAAAGCAAATAAACAAAAACAATTTGATGAAGTTAAGAAATCAATAGGTCAAAAAAGTATTAAACAGGATCCTCGTTATAAAGAAATAATAGCATTAAATAACGAAATGCAAAAAATGGTGAAATTATTTAAAGAAAAAAAGATTGAATTTACTCAAACACAAGAACATTTGGCACAATTTTCTTTTATGAAGGATGTTGAATCCTTAGAGCAATTTAAAAACAAAATAAAGATGTCTGATTATTGGGCAGATGATTCGAGTTTAAGAATTATGGAAGAGGTATTGAATATAAAAATTATAGTAATAGACAAAGAAAATAAGAATGGTTTAATACACTGTATGGACGCAAGTGAATCAATAAAGGCTAAGGGATTTTTTAAACCAAAATACTATATTATAATGGATTTGGATCAGGGCAAGATAAACCAACCTCACTACCAGTTGATATCATATAAAAATAGAAAAATGTTTCGTTTTCATGAATTACCACATTCGGTGAAAGAAGAAATAAAACACACATGTTTATTAGGTTCAGGAAATGGTATATATAATTTCATACCAAAATTCAATAGATTATTAAAAGAAAAAGAGGATAGTTCAAATGACGAAGAAGATACAATAGCCGCAATAGATGCTGAAGCAGAAGAACAAGATAATTTAGAGTTTAAGGATTATGATGAAGATGTTGTATTTGTGTTTTATAGTAAATCAGCTCATAAAAAGCCAGGGAAGGGACAACACGAAAAAATAACGAAAGAAAAAGAAATTGATTATAAAGAATTAAGTAAAGAGAAAAATTGGAGAAAGGTGTTATCCAATTTTCATATTGTATCAAATCCTTTTGAATTAGATGGTCATACTTGGAACTCTGTAGAACATTATTACCAAGCAAGTAAATTTCAGGGATATACGGAAAAATCAGAAAAACATGATTTTTATTTAAAATTTACAGCGGAATCCGGTAGTGAAATATCAAAAGATCCGGCAAAAGCAAAAAAATATGGTGGAAAAGATAAATCGGGTAAGTATCGAAAAAAACATATTTTAATGGATGATGATTTTTTTAATGGAAAACATAAAATTTCTATGGAACGTGCCCAGAGGGCAAAATATACAACAGATAAATATAGTCAAAAAATATTGCTTTTGACAAATAATGCGAAATTAGTGCATCTTGAGAAAGTTCGTGGCGGTCCATCAAAACTAATCACATTTTATGATACTATGAAAATTCGAAAAGAATTAAATAATAAATAATTATATAAAATTAAAATTTATATAATTAATATATAAATGACTAATAAAAAGGTTATACAAACATTCTTTGACCTTATAAAGGGAGAATTTAATTTCTATAAAAATAGTAGCACATATGATAAGATAATGAAACAGATTTACAAAGATATAAAAAAAATAAAACCAAAGAAGATAGTTATTAATAAAGTTCCTTATGATGAAAAAACATTAAGTAAAAGTCATTTTGTTAGTGACAATGCGAAAAAAGCTCTTTCTAAAATAAAACATACATATCAATGTAACTTTACTATATCAGGAGTGGATATTACGTTGGATTTTATAATGACAAATAATAATAAAAACGAATATCTTAAAAATGCGGAAAAGGTGCAAAGATTATTAATATTTATGATTAATTTATCTAATCTTAAAATGAAAACATTAAACATTGTACTATTTTTACATGATGATAAAAAGGTGATAAATAAAAAATATGAAATATTATCACCAAAGCATGTTAATACTGCCGTGACATACGCTTGTAATCCAAATGGTGAAATATTTTTGTATAGGAAAGAAGAATGGTTTAAAGTATTGATTCATGAATTGATGCATAGTTTATGTTTAGATTTTTCGGGTATAGATATAAAATCATTACAGGATAATGTAAAAAAAATATTTAATATTGATAGTGAATTTGAAATAAGCGAAACATATAGTGAATTTTGGGCTACAATTTTAAATTGTTCTTTTTTATCAGTTGATATAAGTAGAACTTATAAGACATTTAAACAAAATGTAACGATGATGATAGATTTCGAACGAATATTTTCTTTGTTTCAATCTACAAAAATATTGAAATATATGAAGATAGATAATTATAAAACTTTTTTAAATGAACAATCACATTTATTTGAAGAAAAGACTAATGTTTTTTCATATTATATTTTGAAGAGTGTATTGCTTTATCATTATGACGATTTCATGTCGTTATGTTATGAAAATAATCAACCTTCAAATCCTGTATTTTTTTATAAATCGCCAGGAAATTTAAACGATTTATTTCATTTTATATTGAATAATTATAATAATGATGAAATTGTAGATGATTTTATGAAAATTACCGAATTGTTTAAAAAAGTAAGAAATAATACGTTGTTACATACTATGAGAATGACATTATTTGAAAAAAAATAAAATTGATTTTAATTATTAGTTAAAATCAATACAATAAATAAACATGGGCATCAAACAATTAAATAAGCTGATTAGATATCATTCACCATTAAAAACTATTAATATATCGGATTTGAATGATAAAACTATAGTAATAGATACCATGATATACATATATAAATTCATGGCGAATGAATCATTATTGGAAAATATATATTTAATGTGTGTTCTTATGAGACATCATAATATAACTCCTATATTTATATTTGACGGAGATAAACCACAAGAAAAAAGGGATGAATTAAATAGAAGAAGAGAACAAAGAAAAGAAGCTTGGTTAAAATATGATAAAATAATGGCCGATTCAAATGATGATGAATTAAATAGTACAAAGGTAAAAAAAGAGCTTATGAAACTAAAAAGGCAATGTATAAAAATAAAATCGTGTCATATTGAAGAGATAAAAAAACTTATTACATTTTTAGGGATGAATTATATTGTAGCAGAAGGAGAGGCAGATAAACTATGTGCCGAATTAGTTATAAATAAACAAGCGGATGCTTGTATGAGCGATGATATGGATCTTTTCGTTTATGGATGTCCTTATGTATTGAGACTTTTTAATATTTCAAGAAAAACAACCATACTATATGATTTAAAGAGCATATTATCCTATTTAAATATGTCATTTGAAGATTTTAAAATAATGTGCACTTTATGTGGAACGGATTATAACATTGAATATAATAAACACAATATATTCAAAATTTACAGTAAATATAATTATTACATGAAAAATGTCGATACTAATAAAATAACATTTTTAGATTGGATTATTGGTGAAAATGAAAACTACGATAAAAAATGTATATGCGATACTATTAATATGTTTAATGTTAAAAAAACAGGGACATACAAAATCATTGAAAATAAATTTGTAGACAGAATCAATCTTTATAAATTATTAGAGAAAGAGTTCTTTTTGAACCCTATTGAAGTTTATTAATTATTACATATTAAATATGGAATAATTATTTTTTATTCAGTTATTGACTGGAGGATGCTTTTGCGAAATGAGGACTCATGTATTTTTGAAGATTGAAATAAGTCAAATCATCGTCTTTCTTCAATTTCAATAGCTTCTTCAATTTCGCATCGGCAAGGATATGACGACCGTTCTTTGGGTCTTGTAGGTTATGGGCGCGAATATATTTGTTGATTTCGCGAGTTACATCAGTGCGAGCCATTTCACTATCTTTTGGTTTTCCCAAAAATAGAGCCAATTCGTTACTGATTTTGGTTGGTTTTACAAAACCACTTGGTTGACGGTTTCCCGTGCGCTTCTTCTTTCTTCCTACTTTACGTGCTGCTTTTAATTCACGATCGGTTCTCTTTGAAAGAACTCTTACTTGAGTGGTTAGTGTAGTCAATTGACTGCGAAGAGCAGTGCATTGAGAAAGAACTTGTTGGAATTGTTCCTGAAGATTAGGAACAGTCTCTTCGACTACAGTTTCTACTGGAGCAGCTACTGCTTCTACCTTAGCTTGTGGTGCTGGAGGACTTGCCTTTTTGGCGGACTTCTTTGATGACTTCGATTTTGGCATCTTATGAAATCATATATCGAATTCTTTTTAAATAGATTTCTTATAATATATATATTATTTCTAAAAATCAAACCATAACGCAGTTAATTAATATTTATAAACCTATAAATATCAATATTTATATATTTTGATTGGGCAAAAAGGATTCATATAACCATGGCAAGGCATCGGCTGCGTGCTGACTAACCAATGTTAAAACTCCTAAAATATAGTTAGCACCCAATGTACGGTTTTCTTTGTCTTCTGATTTTAATAATTCTTTCATTACATCTAATGAATATGTCTTTAATGTTAATGATGATTTATGCATAAGTGTTCCTAATGGGATATTTAAAAATGGATTTCCATTCGGCGGACATATACTTATTCGTGTTTCATTCGTTAATTGTGCTCTGTATCTCCATACATCGTCCAATTCTCTCAAAAATCTAATTAATCTTATTTGTGATAAATTTAATAACCATTTTGTATCTGTTATATGACCAAGTTGATCTATTTTTTGGAATACCTCAATCGCTTTCAATTCCAATTTCTTCTCACTCGATAACACATTTATATCATTATCAAATTTATATTTAATTTTTTTATTCAATACCTTTTTTGTAAGCCATATAACTTTATTTAATTTATACAAAACATTATTATTCAATTCTCTTCTTGTGTAAGGATTTTTTGCTATCCCGCTTCCATCATTCGATTTCATTATCAAATTAAATAATGAATATATGTCGAAGGCATAATTAAATCCATCATCATCTTTAAAAGAAAATCTTTGATAAAACGGTATTTTATTTACATCTTCAAATGTTAAAAAATCCGTATCATTTATACTTTTTAATCCAATACCTTTTAATTTAAATATTTTTTTTATAATATATCCTCTCCATATCTTTTGTATTTTTCTACTGTACAAAGAAAATTTCAAATAATTATAGATTCTGTGTATTTTCTCATTCTTATTGCCGGATACTTTTAATTTATAATGTTTGCATATCGCTTTCAATTGTTTTACATTATAATTATTTGCCAATAATATATTATAATCCTTCATTTTTGGTATAAAAAAATCTTCTTCTTTAACTTTTTTACATTTCTTTTGCTTTTTTGGCACAGGTTCATAAATAACTTTATTTATGAAACTTCTTGGCGAATGGTCTTTCCATTTTATAACAACGTTCATATTTATAAAATATAAATATTTTTTTAAACCATTTTATTTATTTAAGACCTTCATAAACAATAATTTTTTTTTTACTTTAAGATAATCCAGGTATATTAAACAAATAGCATGAGACTAATAGGATATATAGTTTTATTATATCATATTTTTCTTTGTACATCTAAAAATATAAATGAATGCAATAAATTATGGGGAATGAATAATGAAATTAATGGTGTAACTGTTTCTAATATTGGAATATATATGTGTGTCGATGATCCATTAAATATTTATTCATCTATAACCGAAACAAAAGATATTGTTTTATCAAATCAACAATTTGATATTCAAAATTTTAATCAAACAGTACAAAGAAAATTAAACAACACAATCAATAACACTATTTTAACAACTACCGAAACATCAACAACTACTGAAATACCAACTACTACAGAGTTATTAACAACAACTACTGAAATACCAACTACTACAGAGTTATTAACAACAACTACCGAAATACAAACTACAACAACTACTGAAATACCAACTACTACCACTGAAATACCAACTACTACCACTGAAACACCAACTACTACCACTGAAACACCAACTACAACTACCGAAACAACAAAAATAACACTAACAACTAAAAAAAATTTAAGAAATGAAGTAAACCAAACAGTATCTTTGTTTGAGAAAAATAAAGATATAAAAAATAATCTCGATAACACACAACCAGATATAGGATTAATTATTGGACTAACTGCTTCATTAATTGTGTTTTGTTTATGTTGTATAAGATGTAATCCTCTTATCTATGAATGTCTTAAACGTAAATGTAGGAAATTAACTGAAAAAAAAGCACTAAGAAATAAAACAACTCCTTCTGTAAAATTAGATATAAAAGAAAAGAAAGTTATGCCAATACAGAAAACAGTTATAAATTATCCACCTCAAGTCATAAGTCCTAAAAGAAAAGTAAGTCTTGGTTTTAATACTATGGGAGAACAAAAAGATTGGTATAAAGAAACTTTTAAAAATGAATTATCTGATTTCAAGGATATAGAAGCACCGTCAGCACCAAGGTTACCTACACCAAAAATGCCTATACCAACATTACACGCTAATTTAAATGATTTGGAAAATCACGTTAATACTTCTCGCGAAATTAATAATAAAATTAATACTAAAATGGATGACATGATAAAAGATGTTGAAAATACTAAAAAACAATTTTCCCTTGAGAATAGGAGCAGAAATAAGAATTTAAGGATAAGAGAAATTGGACATGTTAAACAACGTATCGATAGTATTGAGAAAAGGAAAAAGAATCCAGATTTTAGAAATGTTCGCTTAAATTCATGGGCGCGATAATAATTTTTTTCAAGGGAAAAATTAATAAATTATAAAATTGATTTAAAGAGAATCATGTATATTAGATTAATATAGTATGTCCTCCAGTATGCAGATCACCTCCGCGAAAAAGTTCGATTGTGAACAAGTTAAATACAAACCTCCTACTACCAATACCCGTGGTGGTAAAGATGTTAAAGTTCAACTAAAAGGTTCTAATCTTGTAATACAAGTCCCACTTATGCTAACGTGGGGTCTTAATGAACGAGATAACGACGGTAGAATGTCTTATGACGTTTCTCTACAGTTTGAACCTCATAAATATCCTGCTCAACAAAGAGCATTGGATAATATGAAAAGTTTTGAAAATAAGTTGTTGAATGATGGTGTTGCCAACAGCAAGGCTTGGTTTGGTAAAACCAAAATGACACGTGAAGTAGTTGAAGCTATGATGTGGCCAATTCTTAAGTATCCTAAGATGAAGGATGGTAGTGGTGAACCAGACTATAGTAGAAACCCTACAATGAAATTGAAAGTTCCTTATTGGGATGGTCAGTTCAATGTAGAATTGTATGATATGGACGGTGTTCCACAATACAGACAGCCTAAAGAAGGGCAATGGGAAGCAGATAAAAATAAGGGTACACCATTGGTACTAATGCCTAAAGGAACTCATCTTACTGGTCTTATCCAATGCACTGGTCTATGGTTTGCTGGTGGTAAGTTTGGATGCACTTGGAAGTTGCTACAAGCTAAACTACAACAACCTGTTCGTTTGGTTGGGTCTGGTGTTTGTCATATCGTCGATGATAGTGATGATGAAGATGCCCTTGCTGAAATCAAATCTAAACAAGAAGAGAAAGAAGCATTTGTTCAAGAAGACGATCAATATACAGAAGATGGTCCTACATTCGGTGGAGAAAGCGAAGATGATGAAGATGAGGAAGTAGAAGTAGAAGCAGAGCCAGAACCTGTTAAGAAAAAGGTTGTTAAGAAGAAGCGCGTGGTTAAGAAAAAGAAAGGTGGCGATTAAATAATAATTAACAAAACAATTTTAATAAATAACTTTTTTAATGTATATGCTCGAATAGCTCAGTTGGTTAGAGCGTGCGACTGTTAATCGCGAGGTCACAGGTTCAATCCCTGTTTTGAGCGGAGGTGAAAGAAGAGATGGACTTATAAAAACATATTAAGATTACTAACAGCAACTCATTATCATGCACTATAAGCCGGAGGCCGGGAGATCGAAACTCCCAGGTGCTTACGCACCTTAGCTCAGGGGAAGAGCGCCGTAGATAAATGTAATCTGTAAACATCCACCCGGATATAGCTCAGTTGGTAGAGCGCAAGCCTTTTAAGCTTGTGGTCCAGGGTTCGAGCCCCTGGGTGGGCATAAAGCGATTTGGCGCAGGGGAAGCGTGTCTGGCTCATAACCAGAAGGTCGTAGGATCGAAACCTACAATCGCTATCTATAAAAATATTAAATACCTTTTTTAATATTTTTACAGTGTAAATTATATTTCTAATTTCTTTTCTTCTTACTTTTTCTTTTACCTCTTCTCTTCTTTTTCTTTGATTGTTTTCTTTTTCTACCACCTCCCATATTCGCTACTTCGCCACCGATTCCATCGTCCTTCTTGATAACATTTTCTGCTGTTGTTGTACTGGCATCTAATCCTTGTTGTTCGTCTTCTGATGTAATCACAAGTGGTTTCTTTCCTGTTTCACTTGTGCTTTCTACTTTTTCTTGTAACGAACTCTGTCTACTATTTTCCAGCCTATCTCCCTGTAGCTTTTTATTTCTTTCTATACTTTCATCATTAGAACTTGGTGCTCCAGGCACGCCCTTTTCCTCTTTCAGTGTTTCCCGTTCATTTTGTTGTACATTGGGTATATTTTCAGTCTCTACAGTTTCATCAACTACATCAGGTACGGGCTTTCTCCTCGAAACTACGTCATCAAGTTCTTCCGCGCTTCTATTAGCTTCATCTATCAACTTTTGACTTTCGTCAGGAGTCACTTGTAAATTTACATCTTCCAGACCCTCTCTCATTTTTGCATCTTCAGCTTCTAATGAAAGGCTTCTATTTCTCTCTCCTTCTTGAAGATCAGTTTCTTCAACATCAGGTTCTTCATCATCAGATAGTGGTGGAGGAATCTCCGGGGGGAGCTTCCTTGGGCCTGCTGGAATCTTTGCTACTGTCCCAAGCGTTGCTTGTTGTTTATCTTCACCTACTACAGTTTCTCCAGACCCTTCACCTTGTTCATCGCTTCCTATTTTTTGTTCTTCAGTCCCTTCGTCATTTATAGCTGTTTCTTCTTCAAATTTTTGCGCTTCGAGTACTGCTGCTTTTGCTTTTAATTCCTTCTTATCTTCTTCTTGTTTGGTTAATTGTTCTTTTTGTTCCTTCATTTTTTGTATTTTTTGTTTCAACTCGTCAAACTTTTCATTTAGTGTAGATATATCATCTGTAATTCCATCCACCTCCATAGAAGTACCAGTCTCAATAATTTTCTTTTTAATTTTATCGATAAGAACATCGGTTATTTCTTCATTCTTTTTACCATCAAGAATTGTTATTTGTTCCGCAATTACTTCTTTTAATTTGTTTAATGATTCTGCTTGTTTATTGAATTCTTCAATTTCCTGACTTTTATTATTCAAAGCATCTTCTACTTTCTCTCTAAAAGCATTCAATTCATTTATACTTTTCTTCAAATCATCTTCACATTTTTTTATATCGGTACCTTCACACCTTTTCGCAACGGCTTCTGTTGTTTCCGCTTGTCCTTCCAAGGCTTCTATACTTAAGTCTTCTAATGTATCATTCATAAGCTTTAACTGCACTGCCAATTTATCTGCTTGTATGTTTTCTTTCAAATTCATTAATTTTCCAATTTCTGTCAAACAAGTTTTTAATTTTAATACAAAACGGCCATATGGTGTCGTTGCTTTCTCCTGATCCATGGCCATTATAATCCCCTTTCCTTCGTCTGCTATATTCCCGTCTTGGTTAAATATATTATCCTCTGGTTTAAATCCTTCTACGGTTGATAACGTTTTTAATTCATCGATATAAATTCCTGCTCTAAATAATAAAGTGTTTATTTGTGTATCAAAATTCATAGGTTGTTGTTGTACTATAGGTTGTTGTTCTCCTAATTCACTCATATATAAAATAATAATATAATAATTATAATATTATTACTGGTTTTTATTTTCAACTAAACTGATTTCAATATATATATCACCTCTTTGACTTTGGTCAAAAATATTATCCTTGTTTATTTTTAATATACCTTCATTTTTATATTTTTTAATCTGTGTTTCATCTGTTAAATATAATTCTTTTCCATAAATTGAAAACTCTCTATTACCAATATTTATAATAATTTTTTTTTTACTAAAAAGAGTGTTTATATCGATATCTATTTTGAAAAATAAATCATTATTCTTTGATATGAAACAATTATCTGGTAAATCGGGTTCGGTTACAATTAATATATTATTGGACTGGTCTGGATGTTCCATCATTTTTTTTCTATGCCATAAAGGAAAATAAATATCATTATCAATATTTTCAATTTCTAACTTGTAAATTCTATCGTTTAATATATCTTCTAATGAAGGATTTAAAATATAAATATTATCGTTTGACATTTTATTTTGTATAATTTTTTCCATTTTTTCTAATACACTCGTTTCGATCATAAAAACATTTTGATATTTTTTTAACAATTCATAAGCTTTTAATGCTTTATTCAAATTCATTTGTTCTAACATAATAAATGACATTTCTTGACAATTTTTAAGAATAGATATTAATGAAGTATCTATAAATAAATTGTCGAAAGTTCCGGGCGACATCCAATTAACCATTTTTTTTATTAAATCTGAATAGGTTACGTCTAATTTCTCATCACTCTTTCTTAACAAATGGTGCTTTTGTAAAAAATTCCACGCTTCATTTATTTGTTTGAATTTTTCAGGGTCACCACCTTTATCAGGATGATGTTTTAATGCCATTTTATAGTAAGCTTTTTTACCTTCGTTTAATATCATATCTTGAGTATTTTTTCTACATATTCCCAAAATTTCACATGCTTCGTCATAATTCATTTACAACTGTACATAAATAATAAAGGAAACTTTCTAAGTGATAAATAGGTCTATAATTATTATTATATAAACGAAAAAACCCTACTAATTTATGTATAACCAAAGTAATATTATCATTGTTTAATTTATTATTTTTAATAAAATGTGAAATAATATGATTTAAACACTCATTTAGATTTAGATTGTAAATAAATATGTTATAAATATTATCTCGAAAACTAAGATAGTTAATATTTTTATAATTCTCAATATTATCAATTATTTCGTTAACAATTTTTTTATTTATATTATCCAGTTCATTAATATTAGAAATTAAATTTTTTATGTTATTGATTTGGTGTAATTCTTTTTTAATATTTTTTATTTTTAATGTATCTTGATATGTTTTTTTACTTGGTCGTTTTATAGGAATAACCAAACATCTTTTTAAAATATTATCATTGATAAAACTAATATTCTCCGTTAATATAATATAAACTAATTTTACATTTATATGATTCAATGATTGCATGTATGTATTAAATATATCTAATAATTCACTATGTATTGTATGATAATTTTTACACAAAATAAAGAAAGTTTTATCTTGTTTTGTACAAACAATATCAATTATATTATTATATATTTCATTAAATAATACTTTTGCGTTACAACCTAATAATTCTATATCAACTTCAAAATGTATATCACTTACTTTAAATTGGTATGATTTCTTTGAATTTGTCGATATTATGATTTTTCTTTCATATTTTAAGTTTGTTGGACTAAAATTTTTAATGTAGTTAAGAGCCTGTGTATATTTACCTACACCGGAAGGACCATAAAATATTATATTATTTTCTTTGTTAGCTTTTTCTTTTAAAAGATCATTTATAAGAGACAATTCTTCATGTAGATTACATAAACTACAATCGGTTATATATTCTTCAAATCGTGATGACAAATATTTCATTAAATATTAATAAAAATTAATATTTAATATTAAATTTAAAGAATAATATAATGGAAAGAGAAATAACGGAATTATTTACAATATTAAATGAATATGAAAGTAAATTTCCAAATATAGTAAAAGTGAATCGCAAAATATTGGAGTTTCATTTAAAAAAGCTAAAAGAATCGGTAATCCAATGTTATAAATCTATTGAAAAGATAAAAAACATAGACAAAGATTATACGAAAAAGGAATTGGTAACATTTTATAAAACAATGGTTATTCTTAGTCAGGTGGATTCGTTAAACGAAATGTAAAACCACCTTTTTCGTAATTAAAATTGGGTCTAATATAAAATAGACACATACCTATTACAATAAAAACTGAAATAATAAGAATAGTATAAATCAATTCTTGAAATTGATATGGAACAAAATTTTTTTCAGCTTTGAGATTGCCAAGTATTTCTGTAATTCTTGTTACATTCGGATCATTTGATTGTACCTTATCTAATATTTGAGAAGCAAATTTTTTATACCATCCGTTTACTTCTTTCATATTGTTTGTATTGTTTAAAATATTGGCATATAATCCTTTGCGTATATCAATAATTCCCGTGAATACATTTCTATTGCCATATGCTTCAGCAAGTAAAGCCATTGAACGTATCTGTGGTATAGCACAAAATCGAAATACTTTTGGATTTTCTATTTTCGATAAATATTCTAAACAATAAGGAATGTCTTCTAAAGCATCAGCAATCATATGATTTAAACAAGCCACATCAGAAGATTCCCCAAATCTTAATTCAGGAAGTGTTTTTCTATACAAAGACCATACACTTTTTGGCCAAAAAGACTTAGTTTTCAATAAATCTTTGTAATAATCTCTTATAATATTTGTTTTACTAATAAAACCTCCTAATTTCGTGGCCAAGGAATAACACGATTCATCCATTGATGTGGCTTCTAAATTGGTTCCTATAAATTGTTTTGTTAATCCTACACCAAATTCTCCTGAAATCCAATTATTGTATTTTTCAAAATCTAATCTATCTTTTGTTCCTGAAGTTAAATCGACCATAGAATAATCTCCCATTCCTTCGCCTATTGTTTTTATAGTTTCAATTATAATTTCTTGGTGATATTCTGGAAGTGTATTGAATATGTTATTAATTATTTTAATATTTGATAATAATTCATTTGTATTTTCTTTACCCGTGTCGATACTATTAAAGTTTGGTACTACATTTTTTTCTATTACCAAATAAAATTCACTCAATAGTTTATACTTTACTTCGTCTGAAGAAGGAATGATATTATTTGATATATCACTTGTTATAAAATTGTTAAAACTTTCTAAATGTTTCGATGGTATATTATATATTATTTGTAGTATTTTATAGTATAAATAAAATAATGCTACAGGCAATCTTAAACAATCGGGCAATTCTTTTATTACTAAAGAAATATTTTTGCTAATTTCATTTAATAATCTTTCACATAATAATATATCTTCATAGTTAGCGCCCATTGGAGCACTTATATTTAATAATCCTGTTCTGTCATCTTTCATTTTTAAACCCATTAAATAATCTTTTGGATGTAATAATTGACTAACTATATTAGGTTTATGGATTTCAACTTTTTGATTTTGCATTTTACATAAATTATATTTAAAAATTTATATAATTAAACGTAATTCATAATGATTTAAAAAAATATTATGTTATTATTATAAATGTTCTTTGCTTTAGAGTTAGATCAATTTAATATAAATAACGTATTTACCAGTGAAAAAACTAAAAATAATATAATGAATAATAGTGATTTTTATAGATTATATTTTTCAAATGAAAATATCAGCATTAATGGTATTTTTTTAAAATTTGACCTTGAAAATATAAAAATAGACCAATATTTCAATAAAATAAAATGCTCTTTTGATGAAACTAATAATAATTTGAAAACTATTAAAACCATTATTAATATTGAAAAAAAAATCCTCGATATCTGTAATGATATTAACGTAAAACCTTCTTATCGCATTGAAGAACAAATGTCTAATAAGTATATTAAGATATTTGATCAAAAAAAATTAAAATTAGGCAACTATAAAAAATTATCTATATTACTAAAAATCTCTGGTATATGGAGTAGCAATCCTCAAAGAGAATATGGTTTGACATTTCGATTTTTTATTAATACTTAAATTATGTTATATTTTGTACTAAATTCTACAGAAAAATATATTGTAAAAAATATAGATATTATTAATAAGTTCAACATAATACCCTTTGCGTGTATATTATCATACAAATGCACCTTTTTACCTGTTGCTTTATTAGTGCCAACTGTTTTAAAAGGATATCTTATCATAAAAAATATAAATAATAATGTTGAAAAAGCATTAACACTCCATATTCCTCTCCAAGTTCCTGCCATTTTATTATGTAACGTATTTCTCACACTTGGAATACCATGACTTGTCATAAAACCCGCTATTTGACCACCTACTATAAATATCGAACATATCAATAGTATTGCAAATAAATAAGGTGACGTAAAAAACCATTTCAATTTACCTAATATTCCAGAATATGGCCCCTTATTATTCATCTCGCGTTCTTCTTGAACCATCTTATCATACGCGAAATACATAGACGGTAACGCACATACAACTAATGTAACAGCAAATCCATATATGGCCAATGGTGAAGCCATAGCTGCCTTAGGATCTAATAAATTTGATTGATTAAATATTGTCGATTCTGTTATTGCTAAGTAACTAATTATAAATAAAAAACCTGCTAACGCATACGCAACTTTTGTATTTTTCCCCAATTTTTTTACCCCTTCCCCTGTTGCATCTACTTGTTCTTTAACCATCATTATTGCGTCGCCAACTCCCAATGGATTATAATCTTGCCATATCCATTGTCCTTGTCTTCCAGGAGTTGGTGGCAATTGGGGTTGTGATGGCAATACACGTACATGGCTGGCTGGAACCTGAACAATCCCTTGATTTCCCCCTTTTTGTTTTAATTTTAAATTTATACTTCGTCGTTTTGTCATATATATATTTATAATATATTTTCCAAAACCCATTCTAAATTTACTTTCTCCACAGTTATTCCTTTTAAAGGATAGAATTTTGGTTTTTTCATTTCTTTCGTTTTATGCATAATATATGGGCCATATTTTCCTTTTCTAATACTTATATTTTCATTCAATTGTTTTAATACATTTGGATTTGATGTTTTGTTATTATTTATAACGTTAACAACATCTTCTAAAACAATATCATCATAATTTTTTTTTAAAAATTTTATTGATTTGTTTGTACCGTTATAACATATATATAATCCAAATTTACCCTCTTTTAAAATGACTTCTTTTTCTTTGTACAAACCTAAAGTTTTCCCGTAACCATTCTTTTTTTCTTCTAATATCTCATTTAATTTATATTCACCTCTTTCCAATTTATTTATATCTAAATTCTTTTTTACATTTTTAAATTTCGTTTCTCCGTTTATTTCATATTTTATAACTGGTCCATATTTTCCTATCATATAAATATGATTTTCATCTATTCTAAATGTCTTTTTCTTTGCGTTCTTTATTTTTTTTGAAAGTTCATTTATTTTTACGTCACACTCCCTACATAAACTATGCCATTTTTTATCACCTTTTTCTATTATATCCAATTCATCTTCCATTTTCTTTGTATAATCGTATTCAAATAAATCATTGAAATTCTTTATCAAAAACTCAACTACTATTGTTCCTAATGGTTGCAATACCAATTTATTTTTTTCCGCACCAAACTCCTCATCTTTCTCTACCTCCTCTAATTCATCTCCTTCTAAATGAAAGTTTTTACATTTTATCATTTTCCCTTTTACATTTTGTTTCAACACATATTTTCTTGTCTGTATCTTATCAATCAATGATGAAAATGTTGATGGTCTCCCTATTCCTCTTTCTTCTAATATTTGAACCAATTTCGCTTCACTATAGTGTCCTTTTAATTCCTTTAATTTAACAATACTGTTTATTTCTTTATATTCATAGATCTTTTTCAAGTCATTCTGACATTTTAATAATTTATAATTTTTATTTTCTTTATCATATCCTCTTACCGCTTTCCAACCTGGAAATACTACATTTTCTTCACTTCGTTTATATTTTTTGCTATTCGGTCCTAATATTTCACTCGTTATTTTGTTATATTTTGCTTCACTCATCATCGATTCCATTGTATTATTCCATATCATTTTATACAATCTCACTTCTTTACTTGTAATCTTTCCAGTTTCTTTACAATTATGAGGACATCTGATCACATCTGTAGGACGTATTGCTTCGTGTGCTTCCTGAGCATTATTTTTCTTTGTCTTCGTTTTTGTTATCATTAAACCATTGATTTTTTTATTTACATAATTTTTTCCAAACTTATCTGTTATATATTTCTTACCGGATGTAATAAATTCCTTACTATATTTACCACAATCTGTTCTCATATATGTTATCCAACCATTTTCATATAATGTTTGTGCTAATCTCATCGTTTGTTTTGGTGAATAATTTAATTCGTTTGATGATTTTTGTTGTAATATACTTGTTGTAAATGGTCTTGGTGGATTTTTTACTATTCCTTTTTCTATAGGTTCTTTATGTATTTTATGTTCATGATTAACGCTCTCTATTAAAAATTCCTCCATATCCGTTTCGTTTTTATGATTATAATTCAAATCATACTCTAATTCAATATCTTTATTAATTTTAAAAATCGCTGTTGTATCATATACCTTTTTCCCTTTATTTTCTTTTATCTCCTTTTCTCTATCATATAATAATCTTATTGCTGGTGTTTGACATCTTCCCGCACTTAATCCAGAATCGCTATTTCTGGTTATATGTTTCCATAAAATTGGTGATAATGTATAACCCACTAATAAATCCAATATTTGTCTCGCTTGTTGCGACCTAACTTTATTCATATTTATTATTGTATGGTTTTCCACCGCTTCTAATACCGCTTTCTTTGTTATTTCATTAAATTTTATTCGTTTTGTTGTTTTTTCTGACAAATTAAATAATTGGCAAATATGCCACGCTATCGCTTCTCCCTCTCTATCGTCATCTGTAGCCAATATCACTTCACTCGATTTTTTTATATTATCTTTCAAATTTTTTATATATTTTGATTTTGATTGTATTATTTTATATTTTGGCGTATAATCATTACTTTGATCTATTGATTTCAACCCGTCTGGTAAATTTGTTAAATGACCATATGATGCTACACATTTATATCCATTTCCTAAGAATTTTTCTATTTTTTTACATTTCGCGTTCGATTCTACAATTACAAGTTTAGTCATATTAATTTAAATAATATTTTATCATTTAAATCAATTTTATAATTTATTTCTTGCTTTAATATATTATGGATAGTTATGGTAGATTAAAAAAAGCTAAAAAAGATTTATTAAACGATATTGAGAAAGCAATTATAAATAGACAGAACGGTATTGAAACAGCTGTCAAAAAATATAAACCATTGGGGAAACCTTCACAATTTGCTGGTAAAGAAATCGCAAGAGATCTTGAAAAATATATGACTCTAATCCCTTTTACCATTGATGATGATGATAAATATGAGAAATATTTAATAGACGCAAAGAATTTAATGTTTGAAAACAATTTTAAACCAAGTAAAAGTCCAAAATGTTCGCCCAATAATGATAAATCTATTCCGCAAAATCATAAATTATTGGTTGTTTATTATAATCCTATACCGGCAAAATATAATACCGGAACTCCCGGATTTGCTTTAATTGACCAAAGTAAATACAAAAAAATTAAATGTAATCAGAAAATTAAAAAGGGTGGTAGAAAAACGCGTAGAAGAAAAAGAAAAGGTGGTATGTTTTCTCCATACGCAATTATCGCTATGGAAAGATCAGAAGATAATATGAGAAAAGAATGGAATGAAGAATTGCAACGCGAACAAGAACTCGTTAATAATAGATGTAATAATCCTATTAATTTACCCTTTAATGATCAAGGCACACAAACATCAGGACCCTTCTTTTTGGTTATTAATTTAGAACCCAAATCTAAAAAGAAAAGCACAAGGAAAAATAGATTTAGAAAAGGTGGTAAAAGTAAAACTTATAATAAAAAAAAGAATAAAAAAAGATCACGTACAAAGAAAAAACGTTAACTCATTTCTGTTCTTTTATATTCTGCCCAACTAATATTTTTACCCTTTCTTTTTCTCTCCCTTTTCTCTTTCTTTTCATTTTGATTTCCACCTTTTAATGCTGAATCAATATATAATTGTTTCAATATTTCCCCCACTTTTACGCTTCCTTCATGTTGGTCGTATTTCCCATCTTCTATTGCCTTTAAAACCATTAATAATCTATAGAGAATACTTAAATCTAACTGTTCTTTTATTAATTTATTAAATATGTTGGTATAATTATTATATAAAAAACTACATTGATTTCGATACATTTGCTCTTGCGTTTGTCTTGGTAATCTCGCATATTTACTCTTCAATCTTAAATATCTCTCCACATCTTCTTTTATTTTAGAACTATGTTTTAGCGTTCTAATTTTCGATGTCGTTTCTTCTGGCTTATACTCTGATATCAACTTCTTCAAATTTAAGCGATCTTGGGAATCCATTTATAAAAATCACTATTATTATTTTTAAATATAAATATCTCAAATTAATATATATGATGGCACGCATTAGAAGAAAAAGAAGAAAATTATTGAGAGGTGGGAGCAATGAACCCGAATTCGCTGCTAAACAAGGAGGTAATAAACAAGTTAGTACACAATTTGACCATGTTGAAGGACCAAGTAATAGAGAATCTGTTACACAACAACAAGCAGGAGCACAACAAGATGCTGAAATGCAAATGGCTATGAATCAAACCGGTGGAAATAAAGAAACCGGTTCTGAAGACGTATCTGTTCCTCAATCCAATGCCGCCTCCAAAGATGGCAATGAAGCAATGGCACAATCTGCCGGAATGCTTATGCAATCCAGGCAAAATGCTCCTGCTAATCAAGCGTCGGCAAATGATACTGTAAAAACCGGCGGTACACGTCGTAAAAGAAAAACACGTAAAGGTAAAAATAAAAAAAGAAGAAAAAGTACAAAGAAAAAAAGAAGTAAAAGAAGAAAAAAAAGAAGAACTAAAAGAAAATATAAGTTCGCCAGAAAATATCACCAAAAAGGATGTAGTCGTCGTTCTTGTAAAAAACACTAATTATTGTTCATTCATAATAAATAAAATAACATTATAATTTATTATGAGAGGTTCTGATATTAAAAGAAGTTTATTTATTATTTTTGTTTTCTTACTTATGTTTTTCGCAAGCATTTTATCTGTAGGTATTAAAAAATTCAAAGAAAATTGGCCAAAATATAAATGTAATCCCGCCGCTATGCCATTTGCTGGATATTTAGGATATGATACTATGGGAAACTTTGTTGATTGTATAAGTGGCATTCAAGCCGGTTTAATGACAAGATTCTTAGCTCCACTTTTTACTATGACAAAAATGATTACACAAGTCGCTGGTAATATAATGGGTAGTATCGCAGCCATACAAGAAACGCTATTCAATTTGAAAGGTGTTATGAACGCACAATTTAAAGATATTACTGGAATGTTTGTTAATATTATTGTTAAATTTCAAAAAATAATCATTAAATTAAAAGATATATTTAAAAAATTAGCTGGAACTATGATAACACTTGTTTATACCATGAAAGCTTTGTCTTTAGCCGGAACATCTTTGTGGGCTGGCCCTGTTGGTCAATTCACCAGAGACTTCTGTTTCTCTCCTGAAACGGAATTAGTTATGGACGATGGTGAAATTAAAAAAATGAAAGATATTGAAATAGGCGATGTTTTAGAAAATAATATTGAAGTTCTTGCTACTTTAAAAATAAAAAATCAAAAACCTGAAAATAACCCTTATTACAAAATATGGAGCGATAAACTAAATAAATACATTTTTGTCACCGCAACCCACAAAATTATTGACCCTGAAAAAGGTGTTATTCCCGTTGAACAATATGATCGAGCAAGTAAAACCGATATTAAACCCAATACTCTTTATTGTCTAATAACAGATAATCACAAAATCCCTATAGGTGAATATGTTTTTTGGGATTGGGAAGCATAGAATATTATCCACTCAATATATAAATGGATAATGTTCCTGATATTCAAAATAAAATAAATAAAATGTACGATGAAGCTAAATATTTAGATATATATGGAGGTTCATATTATGGAACAATTCTTTTGTTTATTGCCCTCTTTTTTATTATTGGTTACTTAATGGTTAAAATTAATCTTATACCTCTTAAAAAAAGTTTCCCTCAAAATAAATGTAATCCAGCATATATTCCTTTTGCTGGTATGATAGCCGCACCGCCTGATCAAACCGCCATGGAGTTTACAGCAAGCAATTTTTCTATGTGTATCAATCAAGTTCTTGAAATGATTGTTCATAATTATACCAAACCTATTACTACTATTGTTAATATGCTTAGTGCTATATTTAAATCATTAATGAAAGCTGTTGCTATTATAAAAAAAAATGTTTATAGATTAAAAAATATACTCAATGAAATAATGAATCTCATTATACAACGCATCTTATCCGCAATAATGCCATTTTTAAAAATTATTATTAAACTCAAAGATTCTATGGCAAAATTAGGTGCTATCATGGGTTCCACTTTAATGATGATAATCGGTCTTTATTTAGGAGCTAAAGCTTGGATAGGAAGTCTTATAGCTCAGGCAATTATATTTCTTGTTGTTATTGCCGCCATATTAATGATTGTATTTATTATCCCTATATTTGGTCCCCCTATCGCAGCAATTGGTCTTATCGCTTGGGTCATTATGGCTACAGCATTAGGTCTGATTGTCGGTTATATAACATATATATTATCATTGACAAAGGCGTCTGTCCCTTCGAAGCCTGTTTTCCCTCCTCCTCCTGCCATATGGCCTTTTTGTTTCGCTCCTGATACTTATGTCAATATGAATGATGGAACTGTTAAAAAAATGAGCAATATTGAAACTGGTGATATTCTTGAAAATAACAATGTAGTAATCTCAGTTATACAAATAAAAGGTGACCCCAATAACCCTTTTTATAGTATTAAAAGCAAAGAAAAAGATACTGAAATAAATGTTACTAGTTCACATAAAATTAAAGATCCAAAAACTGGTGAGTTTATATTTGTTAAAGATTTCGTAGATTCTCATAAAACTATCTTTTGGGCTCCAAAAATGTTTTGTTTAATCACTGAATCTCACGAAATACCTATTGCTGAATTTACTTTTAAAGATTGGGAAGATTAATTTAGGCAGTTTATTTTTTTTTATAGCTATTATTTATACAATGATATCTTTAAAAGGCTCTACATTATCTATTAAAGGGTTAGGTACCGCACGCATTGAAATAATGGTTTTATGTATCTTATTGGGTATGTTTCTATGCTGTAATCTTTTTTGCAGTTCCTGTAAATTCAAAATTTTAGGCGAAGGATTCGGTACTAAATTAAGTGAATTGAACAATGGAAGTTTCAAAGGTAAAGTGCTTCATAATCCTAATAGCACATATGAAAAAGTTCAAATTCCTTTACCAGAAGGTCAATTATTTTACTATGCTAATAATGAATTTAAACCTGAATGTTGTAAAAATTCCAGTGTTAGTGGAACAGGTGGTTGCGCTTGTGAAACTGAAGAGCAAGTGAAATTTTTAGAAAGTCGTGGAGGAAATAAAACTTATGATATTAAAGATTTATAATCTATATATAATATTTAATTTATATATACATTAAAATGAGTTATTCACAAGAAGATAGAGATATGTTAAAAGCACTAGGAAAAAATAGAAAAGGATGGAACCCAACAGGAAAGCAAACTCGCAAGTCTTATGTGGAACGTGAGGATATCGAGAAAATGCGGGAATCTGCTCCAAAATACAAGATAAATGACCCCCAAGACCCAAGAGTCATACCAAAAAATCAGGAACACGCAGCACTAAAGGGATTTAAACCAAGATGGGTAAGCACTTGGAGTCCAGAATATAATGCTTATTATTATTCTAAAGGCCAAGAAAGCACTTGGAATATAAATGAGGCGTTAATGCCACCGCCTAATTTGGATAGAACCGATGAACTTGATAAATTATTTAATGAAACGGGAATGGGCCAGTTTGGTAAAAAACCCGTGTCAGTACAACAACCCAAAAGTTCTACTCGCATAAGAGGTCGTAGTCCATCCCGTGGTCCACAGCGTAGTATACCCCGTATTGGAACCCCTTCAGTTGGAACACGACGAACCTCTTTGTCGCCTGAAAGACAGAAAGAAATGTTAGAAATTGCCAGGGAGGTTAAAGCTACAACAAAACCAAGTCGAAAAGAAGAACTGCTCAAGCCCCGCGGTAATCCAACAAGAAGAAGAGAAGCTCCAGGCAGAATGCAAGGAGATACACCTCCATTCGCAAAACCAACAGTAGTAAAAGCACCACAAAATCAACCACAAGAACGGGTATATAGACAAGATGTTCCTGCACAACTTCCACGCCCGGGTTGGGTTGATCAGCCTCGAAGAAAAATAAATAAGTCGAAAGTATTAGGAGAACAATTTCGCTCCACTGCTGATATAAAAACAAGAGAAGAACGAAACAAACGAAACAAACGTGCGTTGAACGATCAATATAATCTTGGAATACCTGAAGACAAACTTAGTAGAATGCCACTAATAAAAGTTAAAGAAATGGTTCTACAAAAACAAAGTGTCGAACATAAAAAATGGGCAGAAGAAAGAAGAAAGGAAAGATTTATACAAACCGCACCTGAAAGAAAATTTGTAGAAGATTATAATAAACAGGTTCTCGCTAACTATCCTATACCGCGGCAATTACTCATGGAGTTGTTAAGTATAAAGAACGATAACACTGGCGGAAAAACAAATCGTGAAAGTGCGATAGAAATTTATATTAATAACAATCGACGAAAAATAGGTTTATGGATAGGTAGTATAAAACAAGGGAGGATAAATCCTATCAGTGTTAGAGATGGTATATCTGAAGGATTGAAACACCATTCACACCATAACAAAGTTTTGAATGAATTAGAGAGACATTTTATACAAATACTCAAGACAATAGGTATTAAATTATTACCAAATGAAAAACCCCCACTGGTAAAAGCAGTAGGGACACCAAGAGGTTTTGTTGTAGGAGAACAACTTAAAACTACTGGTAAAAAGGCGACAAGAGGCTCAACCGCACTTAAAATGACCAAATTGCCAAAAAATCCTACACTGGAAGATATTCCATTTATAGAAGATGAAAAAACAAAAAGTAAATTTTTTACTACAGAAAAGGATTTAAAAACGCATTTTCTTGGGTCAACAATAATAAAATGGTTCGAACGTGATAAAAGTGATGATGACCCTATGAGCAAAAAACTTATTGTGCGTGCTGGAAGAATAAAAAAAAATAAATGGCATTCAAATGCCACAAACTCTATATGGACACAAGAGTTAATAGGAGAGAATTCATATAACCCCTATAATGAACTTAATGATTATAGGTCTGGATATATAGAGGGTCAAATGAAAAGGGAAAAATACGATAAAAAATATCCAACGTTATGGAATAAAATAAAAACCGAAACTACAAAAGACAAAAAATATATTGTTTATAATTCAAAAAAAAACAAATTTAAATATGGGTTTCTTGATACAACTAAGGCAATTGATATAGGTAATGGTTATTATATGTTAGAATTTATAACAGATTGGCATGAGGGACTTTTTAAAAATGACCCTATAAGAAGAAAAAAAGAAACACCCATATTTTTTTTTATGAGTGAGGAAGATTTAAATATTCCAGAAAGTAAAGAAAACTGGGATAAATGGGGAAGGGAAAGGAAAATTCTTAGTGAATACGAATATAGGTTACAGTATGTTGAAAGTATGACTAATAATAAAACGCTTATGGAACTCGCATTTATTCTTGATTATAATACCACAAAAAAATATTGTGATTCGCCAGACGCGCGTTACAGACATGATACGGCAATTTGTATGTATGACCCTGCGATTATAATGAAAAAATGGAAAGAACCAACATTGGTTGCTTTGGAAGAATGGTGGTTGCAATATAATTCTCCAGAAGGGGCGTGGAATTCCGGCCGTGTTCACACCAACTTAGAAGGAATATTAAAAACATATACCAAAGATATACCAGGAAAACATTTAATTAAAAAAATAAATAAATTCCGCCTTCCAGGTGGTCCTGGATATAAGATATTAAAAACAGAGCGTTTGAAGGAAGTGAAGGATGAAAACGAAGCGAGGGAGGATGTATATCTTACCTATAAGAAATTTATTGAAGACGTAAGTGAAGAGGATTTCCCACAAGGGAAAACAAATAACAGTGCTGTTATATTTCCTATAGAACAAATAAGTACATTGGTAACAAGTTCAATGAGCATTACATACAAAACAATAAAGAGTTTTATCGAAGGTATAAACGGTGAATTAGATAAATTAATAAAAGATTGTAATGAGGAACAAGATTGCCATAAAACTATTATAAGTAATATTAAAAATGTTGTAGAATTTAAATCTAATAAAAATAGAGAATTTGAAGAGAAATTAACAAACATTACCTTTATTCGAGACATAATAAACGGTTTAAGCAATGAAGTAAATGATAAAGAACAAGAGAAGATTATAATGCAATCTAATCGAATAACAAAAATAGAAAAAGGAATAAGAAAAGAATGGGAAGCAGTACTTTCACAAAAAGAATTACAAAAAATTTTACAGGAAATGATTAATAAAAATTTCGACAAACTATTATCAATAAAAATCGAAAGACTTGATGATTTGAGATTTACAGAATTCGCTAGTGCTGATAATAAATTAAGAGAAATTATGGAAATACAAAAGGAATTTCATGATGAACAAGAAAAATTTAATGTAATATCGCAAGCATTAAAAAAAAATGAATTTGAAATAACAAAAAACATAATGACCAAACTTGAGAAAATAGATAAACAAATTCAGGAATCCATTACCAATTTTAATATCGCATACGCTGAAGATATAGAGAAAAGGAAAAAAGCAGCAGCAGAAGAAGAAAAAAAAAGATTGGAAAAAATAGAGAGAGAAAAGAAAGAAGAAGCAATAGCTTCAGCTTTAAAAATAGCACTATCGAGATGGAAACAGGTATATAAAGAACAACAAAGAGAGAAAGAGGAGAAAAAGTATAGAATGGAACTAATAGATTTATATAACGGTGCGATAGATGAAAATTTGAAAATAAAAGATGAATTTGAAAATGAAATAGAAGTTATAAAGACCAAAGAAAAAATACTACGAATTAAATATGCTTCTTTAGATTTAACATTATTCGATAAGATAGCGAATCATAC